CTTCCGCCGCTCTGAGATGCAGGCGGGATCACATTGACTTCCATCTCCGGCTCTCGCCGGCCAAGCGGCTCAGCGGTCGTCCTGACATCCATCCCCACGAGAGAAGGCGCAGGCCGGATATGAACAAGCGCCTCATGCTCAAGATATTGGCCGCCCAAATCCGAGCCGATGGCATCCCGTCCGTTCTGATTCTTTGGCTGGTGATTATCCCGTCAATCATCGCAGCATGGCCAGCCCACGCCATCACTCACCCTGACAAGCCAGTACAGGAGACATCTCCTGTCGCCACAAAGCAGCAATCCGACTGCATCAAGCCAGTAACAATAATCCTCTGGCACATGGATGCAAATGGACATCTCCACGAGATAGGCAGCGTGGTCACCGTCATGGACGTGTGTGGGAAGTAACTGAGGTAAAATCACATGGTCGCCAATCCAATCTCTCGCGGGAGCACGCAAGCTCTCACGGGCTTCTCCAGCCTTATTGCCGTAGATTATTCGTCGACGGACGTAACGCTGACCACGGTTTGCCGTGGAGTAGTGTGCAGCACGGCTGGCACGCTCGTTTGCCGTCTCGAAGACGACTCTGCAGATGTGACGCTCTACCTGAACGCAGGGCAGCCGTACCCCTATCGCATCAAAATCGTCCGCCATACTGGCACTACCGCAAGCATGGGCCTCTACGCAGGCTACTAATCCCAACCTCGTCACAAGCAAAGGAACAATGACATGACGACACAGCCCCGCACCTCCTACAAGAACATCCTCGGCAAACGCCTCGGCCTCGGCGCATACAACGAGCTCCTGACGAACTCCACCGGCACGTACAAGCAGCTCACCAGCAAGGCCGTCTCGGCAACGATCACGATCAGCGCAGAAGGTGCCACCCAGGCCGACCAGCGCGACATCACGATCACGCTCCTCGACGGCAATGGCAATGCGCTCGATTATGCCGAAGAGTTCACGATCGAGAACTATGCAGCATCAACCATGCTTGACTGGTCTACTGGCGGCTCTACCGGCCTTGCACAGGGCGCAAGCGGCAAGCTTCTCGCTCTCGTCGCCAAGAAGGTCTTCAAGGGCATCACCACGACTTCCGGCGTCATCACGCTCACCTATGTCGATACCGGCACGGTGGCGTCGTATCTCGGCATCACGCTCCCGAACGGCGTTCGCATTGCCGGCGGCCTGATGACCAACGCTTAATCCATCCATCAAGAGGCAAAATGATGGCATATTTATCAGGCCTGACAGCGCCAGAAGCTACGGAAAAGCTGAAAGAAAAAGGGCTCGACTATGAAAGTCGTGCTCGCGCTGAATTTGAAAAGCGCGAGGACAACAGTCTACGCCACTGGTGTATCGAAATGGCGATCAAGTCCGGCGGCGGCGACATCATCGGCGATGCTCAGGCAATCTACGAGTGGATGAAGAAATGACCGGTCTTCAAGACTACGTGGACAAGCTCGTCCCGCTCCAGACTGAAATCAACGCAAAGATTGACGAGGACTTGAAGCAATCTCAGGCCATCGCCGAACTGGAAAACGAGATCGCGTCGCTCATCTCCCAGCGCGGCGTCGTCGAGACAGCGGCCGCCAGTGACGGCATTTCAACGGCTGAACTGACTGCGGCCGTCATGGATGCGATCAACGCCGCAGAGCAGCCCGCACAGGCCGATGCGCAGCCTTCGGAAGTCGAAGCAGAGCAACAGACAGAACAGCCAGCCGCAGAAGAGTCGGCGCCTGCTGAGCCGGTGGTGTGATGTCAGACGGTGAATGGGAGAACGAACTAGACGCTAAAGAACGTCGGTTCGTCTCTGAATACCTCATCGATCTCGACCCTTGCCGAGCAGCATTGGCGGCTGGTTACAGCGCCAGCATGGCCAAGTCAAAAGCTTACCAGTGGGTAAGTAATAGTAAGACGAAGCCTCTTGTGTTCGCCGCTATTCAAAACGCTATGAAAGCCCGCGCTGAACGCACAGAAATCACGGCTGACCGAGTGCTCAAAGAACTCGGCCGCATTGGTTTCTCCGACATCCGCAAGGCTGTGAAGTGGCATTCAGCGCTGGTGACCGAGGAAGACAACCCAGACGGTGGCGATATTGCCGTGGTCAAGCGCATTGTTACCAACCAAGTCGAGATCATCGCGTCTGAAGACATTGACGGCGAAACGGCGGCGGCAATCAGCGAGATCAGCCAGAACACATCAGGCGGCTTGAAGATCAAGTTCCACGACAAACGCGCCGCTCTGGTCGACATCGGCAAGCATCTGGGCATGTTTGTCGAGAAGCATGAGCATACTGGCAATGTGTCTTTGACCTTTTCCAGCGATGACGAGAAACTATGAGTTGCAATTCCATGAATTTGCGGCTCAAAAATGCCCTATGCCACGGGGTTTATACCAATCTGCGGTGGAAAACAGCCTAAAATGGCGTTCCAACTAACCCGCAAACAGCAGCTTCAGGTCCAATCCTGCGGCTCTGATGCCACGCATGTCATGGCCTATGGCGGGTCTCGCTCGGGCAAGACATTCGGCTTCGTGCGCTGCCTTTTGATCCGGGCATTGAAGCACAAGAGCCGGCACGCCGTCCTGAGGTATCGCTTCAACCACATCAAGGCATCGGTCATTCTCGACACGCTGCCGAAGGTCATGGAACTGTGTTTCCCCGGCGTGGCGGAGAAGTCAAAGCTCGACAAGACGGATTGGTATCTCAAGCTTCCGAATGAGTCTGAAATCTGGTTCGGTGGTCTCGATGATAAGGAACGCACTGAAAAGATCCTCGGGCAGGAATATGCCACGATCTACCTGAACGAATGCTCACAGATACCGTGGGCATCGCGCAACATGGCAATGACACGTCTGGCGCAGAACACGCCGCTTCGCCTCAAGGCCTATTACGACTGCAACCCGCCAGGAATGGCACACTGGACATATCAGCTTTTCGTCAACAAGCGCGATCCTGACCGCAAGACGCCTGTTCGCAATCCGGAGAATTACGCGTCTCTGGTCATGAACCCGCAGGATAATGCGGAAAACCTGTCAGAGACGTATCTGCAAGAGCTTCAGAACATGTCTGAGGCCATGCGTCGCCGCTTTCTCTTGGGGCAATTTGCCGATGCATCGGAAAGCGCGCTCTGGTCGCTCGAACTGCTCGACCAGCAACGAATCCTTGACGGCTCGCTGCCTGAGATGGTTCGCATCATTATTGCTGTTGATCCTTCTGGCGTATCTGGCGAGGAAGACGAGCGATCGGACGAGATCGGCATCGTGGTTTGCGGTCTGGGCAAGGATGGCCGCGGCTACATTCTGGAAGATTTGTCTGGTCGCATGGCGCCTGCAATGTGGGGCAGGGCGATTGTTGCGGCGTTTGATCGACATCAAGCCGATGCTGTCGTGGCTGAGACGAATTATGGCGGCGCAATGGTGGGCGAGATCGTCCGCTCTGCTGCCTCCGGTCCTGACAGGACGATACAAACGCCGGTTCCGTTCCGCGAAGTGACGGCGTCGCGCGGCAAGGTTGCCCGTGCTGAACCGATCGCAGCGCTGTTCGAACAGCAAAAGGTCTCATTAGTCGGCCGGTTTGAGCAACTTGAAGCGCAACTCGAAGGCTTCACGACTGCTGGCTACATCGGCACGAAATCGCCTGACAGAGCAGACGCTATGATCTGGGGCCTTGCATCGCTATTCCCCGGCATGACGAAGCGCGATGAAGCGACGCGATATCATGCGCCAGTTGTCAATCTCGGCCGCACAGCCTCACTGAGGAAAAGGTGAAACAATGAAGGGTTTGTATGTCTACGGCGCATTGCTGATGACGTTCAGTTTCGTCGTCGGCATACAACATTCGCCCGCATTGATGATACTGGCGGTAACGAGTTGCGCATTGGCCGCGCTTGCTGAAGCGATCCATGAGGTATCGCTGGACTTCAGCGTTTGGGTATGGGGCACTATCGTTGCCGTATGCTCTTGGATAGCAACGGCGATCACTGCTGTCTTTGCGCTTTTCGTTTTGTGGAGTGTGTGATGGGAAAACTCTTCTCGTCCCCAAAGGTCACGCCGACGCCGCGCATGCCGGATATGACGGATGCTGATATCCAGGCTGCGGAACAACGGACGCGTCGCGCCGCCCTATCACGCTCTGGCAGGGATAGCACGATCCTCACGCAATCCACTGGCGGCGGGTCTGGCGGCTCTACGGCCTATGGCAATACTCTTCTTGGGCAAAGCTGACTGTGGACGCAACAGCCAAGAAATTGCTTGAGATCGGCGACGGTCTCTTCAAGCAGATACAGCCATGGAATAGCGTCAGGCAGCAGATTGCCGAGCATTATTATCCCATGCGCGGTGACTTCGAAGGGACATTTGCTCCTGGCGAAGACTTCGAAACCGGGATCATGGATTCGTTCGGCCTTCAAGCGCGCGAAACGCTGGGAAACCTGCCGAATTCCATGCTGCGCCAAGGGGATTGGTTCTCGCTCTCGACCGGCGATGACGATCTCGACAAGCAGATCGGCAACATGCAGTGGTTTGACGACGCGAAAAAGGCAATGCGTCGCACCATTTACCGGCCGGCGGCTCATTTTGTCAGCGCCACACAAGAAACCGACCACGATTGGGTTACGTTCGGAGACGGGGCTTTCTCGGTCGAGGAGACAGAATCCCGCGATGCGCTGATCTACAAGGCATATCATCCTCGCGACTGCGTTTCGATGATGAACGGCGATGGCGTCGTGGATCATTGCCAGCGCAAGCTTGAAATGACGGCCCGCAATGTGGTGCGGAGGTGGCCAAAAACAGCGCATTCCGACATTCAGCGCATGGCTGAGAAGGAACCAAGCAAGACCGTCAAGATCAGGCATGTGCTTTGCCCCATCGATGATGTGTATGGCAGTGATCGGGGCATGCGGCGCAAGTTCCACGGCATGCCATTCGTCTCGTTCTACATCGACGCTGAACGCCTTACCTTGCTGGGCCAGGGCGGCATGCCGGTGTTCAATTACATCCTGCCGAAGTGGCGCACGATCAGCGGCATTCCGATCGGTTTCTCACCGGCAACGATCAACTCTTTGCCTGACAGCCGATCACTGCAAATGATCGCCTCCATCATCCAGGAGCAGGGCGAAAAGGCGATCGATCCTCCGGTTGTTGGGGAAGGCAATATCTTCCGCAACCCAATTAATCTCTATGCCGGCGGGTTCACAATGGTGGACCTTGATGAGCGGAAGCTTTCCGACGTCATGCAGGTGCTCGAAAACAAAGGGCAATTGAATTTCGGCGTCGACATGAAGCAGGACTTCCGAAATCTCATTGCAGAAGCATTCCTGCTCAACAAGCTGTTCCTGCCAGATACGAAGGACATGACGGCGTTTGAAGCCAACGCTCGGCTTGACGAGATGCGCCGCGCCGCTCTTCCGTTCTTTGGCCCATATGAGAGCGAGTTCCAGTTGAAAATGCTGGATGTCACGTTCGAGATGATGATTTTCTCCAAAGCCATCCCTCCGACGCCAAAGGAACTGGACAATACAAACGTCACGTTCAAGTTCGACGGTCCGACCGTCAAGCTTGAGGGGCAGCAAAAGGTTCTCGCGTACCAGCAAGGCATGCAGATGATCGGTGGCGCAGCGTCGGCAGATCCGACAATCCCAAGCTCGTTCAAGATCAAGGAAGCCACGATCGACGCTGTCCGCGCTGCCGGTTGGGAAGCTGATTGGTTCCTGAGCGAGGACGAGCAAAAGCAGGTCGACCAGACCAACGATGCGCAGACCGGCATTGCTCAGGCAGCAAGCACGCTCAACGCCGGTTCGATCGTCGGCAAGAACGTAGCTGATGCGGCTCTAGCGGCAAAACAGGCGGGCTTGGTGTGACAATCTCACAGACCGAAAAGGCAGCGGTTCGGCGTCTCATCACCGATCCGGCTCATAAACTCGCGCTGGAAACCATCCTGTTCAAGATCTGCGGCATTCGTGACGAGTGCGTGGCGTTCGGCTCGGATGGCGAGCGCAAGACAACATACCTGCTTGGCCGGCGTTCTGTCGGCTTGGAGATCGCCCGTCTTGGCGAAGAGGCAATCAAGACATTGGAAGAGGCAAAATGACAGACGAGGTAATCGAGAAGATCGATGACGCGGGCACGGCTGAGGTTCATGATACTGGCAAGCCTGTTGAAAATGGCAAGGAAGCGAGTTCCACCACAGATGCTGCCGCAACTGGCACCACGGCATTAGAGACAGGCACGGCAGCCGAAAAGCCGGTCAAGGAAAGCCCCTGGCCCGACAATTGGCGTGAGTTAATCGCCGAGGGCGCCGGCAAAGACGCGGAAGATCTGCGCAAGGTCGCCAACAAATACGGCGGTCCGCAAGGCATGGCAAAGGCGCTGCTCAATGCACAGCGCGAGATTTCCACCCGTGGTCTGGTCAAGACCAAGCCTGAAGACGCCAGCGATGCAAAGGCTATGGCAGAATGGCGCAAATCTGTCGGCGTCCCTGAAGATCCGACAGGATACAAGCTGCCTGAGACGGTTGTGAAGTCGCTCGGCGACGACGACAAGCCCGTTCTGGCAAACTTCACCGAATTCGCTCATTCCAAGGACGCAAGGCCCGATGTGGTCGAGATCGCCTCGGAATGGTACCTGAAGCACAAGCAGCAGGTCGAGGAAGCGCAAGCCGTTTCCGACCAGGAAGCTCGGAACAGCGCCGAAGATGAATTGCGCAAAGAATGGGTAGGCGCCGAATACAAGGGCAATATGAACCTTGCCAAGCGCTTTCTCGATGAAAGCCCGTGGGGCTCAAAGGGCTGGGCTGAATTGCGCGGCCCTGATGGCCGCAAATACGGTGATGATCCCGCATTCCTCAAATGGGCGTCGGATCTCGGCCGCGAGCGCTACGGCGATGCAGTGTTTGTCAGTTCCGATGTGGCTTCGAAGCATGAAAGCCGCATGCAGGAAATCCAGACTATCATGAAAACGGACTTCAACCGCTACAGGGCTGAAGGCCTAGACAAGGAATACGCGCAGCTTCTCGAAAAGGAAGTCAAGCGCAAGAAATAGCGGCATTCCCGCTTTCACATTGCCAGCAATGGGCACCCGTCCAACGATCCGGACGCTGGCATAACGTCAAGAGACCTACCGAACAGAACCATACGCAACGGTCTGGCTACCCCGCTTAGCGGAACCGGACAAGGCGGACGGCTACCCTCTCGCGTCGGCTCAAAAACACCCTCACAACTTCTCATAGGAGACTGACATGTCTGTCGAAGCAGCCATGATTCAGTACCGCCAAGAAGCCGTGGCGTTGTTCGAGCAGACTGAGAACCAGCTGCGCGCCTCGACCACGAAGGAAAGCGTCATTCAGGGCAATCAGGTCACGTTCCTGGTGTCCGGCGCTGGCGGTACGACCGCGGTCACCCGCGGTACCAACGGTTATATCCCCTACGGCAACCCGTCCAACGCTCAGGTCACAACGACCCTAGTTGAAAAGCACGGCGCCAAGGAACTGACCGGCTTCAACATCTTCGCATCTCAGGGCAACCAGCGCTCTATCATGACGCAGGCGGCCATCACCGACATTCAGCAGGATATCGACCTGACCATCCTCTCCGAACTTGCGAACGCAACGCAGGACTTCGGCACGGGCACGGCCAACCTGACTACTGTCATCGGCGCGAAGGTCATCCTCGGCAACAACCAGGTGCGAACTGTTCAGGAAGACAAGATGTGGGCCGTCGTTTCGCCGGCATTCATCGGTTACCTGATGCAGACGCCAGAATTCAGCCACTTCGACTATGTCGACGTCAAGCCGTTCTCTGGACCGACCGTCAAGGCTCGCCGCTGGTATGGCATCAACTGGATCGAAAGCCCGCTTGTGACGGGCGTCGGCACCTCATCGGAAATTTGCTACCTGTTCCACTCGGACGCTATTGGCTATGCCGCCAATATCGGCGAGGAAAAGACCACCATGGGCTACGACGACAAGCAGGATATCTCCTGGGCTCGTGTCACGGTCTACCACGCAGCAAAGATCCTCCAGAACAACGGCATCATCAAATGGACGCACGACGGTTCTGCGTTCGTTGCCACGTAAGGGGAGATTGAGCACATGGCTTATGTTGCTGACAACCTCGCATTGATGCTCAACCCCATCGGCGGCGGCCTGAAGAAGATCTGGCTTTACCAGACCACTTCCGACGCTGACGCCACGATCGTGGGTTCGGGCTATTTCTCTGACGGCTACACCAAGGGCATGCGGTCTGGCGATGTGGTCTTTGCCATCGCCACCACAGGCCCGAAGTGGAAGATCTACCAGGTGACCACGGAAGGAACGGCTGCGTCTCCTGCGACGACCGTTTCCGCTCCGACCGCCATCACCTGATGCGTTTCGCAGCTTTGGCTGCGGAATGCCTCTAACCACAGCCGGAGCGTGGACGGGGCTATCTCCTCCCGGCCCCGTCCACAACCGGCGCGCAATCTGGACAAAATGTGTCGCTCTCGAAATCGCCGCGGATGACCCAACCTTCCGCCCGCAGTTCAGCAAGAGTTTTGAGCGCCTCGCTCCGCGGCCACGCCAAGCGCGTGTGACATCTGTCGCATTCGATCCCATTCGCAACGCCCGACTGATTTGGCTGGCGCAGCAATCCGTCCACGATTGTCTTCATTTATCTTCCTTTCGTGAGGGCGGGAATTCTACCACAAATGAGGCAAGCCATGAAGTTCCTTTCCCCGAATGTCCTGCACAATTCGGCAGACTATGACCGCGGCAATTTCTTCGCGGTCGTTCCGCCATCCATCAGCCTTGAGGATGTGATGCAGCCGCGTTTCTGGGCTCACCACGTCAAGCGCCTTCCTATCCATTCGCTTGTGGAAGTCGTGTCCGAAGACGGCCAGTTCGATCTCGAATTGCGCGTTGTTTCCTCCGGCATCGGCTATGTGAACATGCGCGTTCTGCGCAAATGGGTCCGCAAGGATACGCCGAAGGAAGAGGCTGTTCCGGATGTGACGGACGCTGATATCCCCGAAGGCTACACTGTTTCGCACGCCCCGAAAACTCGGTGGCGCGCCTTCATCAAGGAACCGCTTCAGGAGATCAAGCGTGATCTTCCGAGCCGTGAACATGCCATCGTTGCGGCGATCGAGCACTCCCGCGCTTCCTCGCAGGTGGCGGCATGATCAAAGCTGTTGTCTTCGACCCGAAGGCTTCTGCGAAGGCTGAAGTCGTGAAGGCGGCCAAGGATATGCTTGAGCGGGCGGAAGCGGGCGAATTTGTCGATCTGGCGTTCGCCGCAACATCTGTTGACGGTGGCATATATACAGGCATCACCTCGACAGAGGACGCCCCACGCCGGCTGGCAGCTGTTTCCAGGCTGCTATTCAGGCTTAATCGCCTGGCGGATGAATCTGGAGAGATTGCCTGATGGCTGACCGTCTCTCGATCTATCGCGGCGCGCTTCGCCTCCTCGGCGACGGCCGCCTTGATTCATTGACGGAAGACAATCCGCGTCGTTACAAGCTCGATGACGCGTGGCAGCCGAGCGTCAATTTCCTGATCGAGCAAGGGCTATGGAACTTCGCCATCCGCACGGATGAACTGTCCAACGATGCGAATTTCGAGCCGAAATTTGGCTTTCAGTACGCGTTCTCTATCCCCGACGATTGGGTGAGGACGAGCGACATCAACCGGGAACCTTCCTTCCGCGAGAAGTTCGAGGATTTCGAGATCGAGAAGGGCTTCTGGTACGCGGATGTAAACCCGCTCTATGTCCGCTATGTCTCTAATGGCCCGCAATATGGCTGGAACCTTGGCCGGTGGACGCAGACCTTTGTCAAGGCACTGGAAGCCTACCTGGCGTTTGAATGTAGTTTGCCTATCACGGGCAATAAAGCGACTCGTGCAGAAGGTGGCAGGCTAGAACTATTTCAACTCTACCAGAGCCGCGTTCAGGAAGCCAGGGCTCGCGATGCTGTAGAGGAGGCGGTTCGTCGCACGCCTCCAGGCCGAATGCTCCGCGCTCGCTTCAACAATAGCTCAAGCCGACGCTGCCGATAGATGCCTAAGCAGAACGTATACCTGCAATCCTTCAATGTGGGGGTTGTCGATCCCGCGCGCCTTGCCCGCGTCGATCTGGAGCGCATGCGCCTTGCCGCCGAGGACCAGACGAATTTCCTCGCCACGACGACAGGCAACATGTTTCTGCGCCCCGGCCTGTCTTATGTCGCCAATAGCCGCAACAGCCTTCCCGCGATGCTAAAGGGATTTGAATTCGGTGCCACAGACGGGGCTGAACTGGAATTCACAAGCAACCGCATGCGGGTTATCGTGGATGATGCGGTTCTTTCCCGAGTATCGGTTTCGACGCAGGTCACGCACCCTCAGTTCGAGGATGATGCCGGCTGGCAGTTGACCACGACGCCAGGAGCCACGGCGGATATCTCTGGAGGGAAGCTTCGCCTCACAGCCTACGCACTCGGATCAAAGGCCGTCGCAAAGCAGCAAGTCACCATCGCGCCAGGAGATATAGGCAAGGAGCACGCGCTCCGGATCGTTGTCGATGTTGGGCCTATAACATTTCGATGCGGCAGGCTGGCGTCTTCAGATGATTATATATCTGAAGCGCAATTGATCGAAGGGGTTCATTCGCTCGCCTTCACGCCAACAGGCAGCACGTTCTGGGTTCGGTTCCAGACCACCTCAGAGACTCCGAAGCGCGTTTCCTCCTGCATGGTGGAGAGTGCAGGAACAGTCGAACTACCCACGCCATGGGCCTATTCTGATCTCGGAAATCTGCGGTTTGCGCAATCGGCTGACGTGATGTTTGTCGCATGCGATGGCAAGCAGCAGATGCGCATTGAACGCAGAAGCCGGCATTCATGGAGCATCGTCAAGTATTGGTCGGATAAAGGGCCGTTCATGGCCGCCCGGTCTGCCCCTATTCGGATGAAGCCTGATTTTACCCGCGGGGTGACCACACTCCATGCGTCGGATGATTTCTTCACCCCTGATCATGTCGGGGCTCTCTTTCGCCTATTCCACAACGGGCAACTGGTTCAGCAGTCGCTTGCCGATGATCAGGTTAAGACAGATCCGATCAAAGTCACAGGCGTCTTTAATCAGACAGACACGATAGGGGACCGCGACTGGACCTATACCATCGCAGGAACTTGGGCGACCACGCTCCAGGTCGAGCGATCGGTTGACACGGATACCTATGGGTTCAAACCATACCGGAAATCCGGGAGTGACGACAATGTCCCGATCACAGGAAATGTGAGCGATGTTGTCGCACTCGACACAGACGACAACGCAATCATCTGGTATCGCATAGGTTTCGCGGATGATTATACGTCTGGCGTTGCAGATATCACCATCAGATACGATGGAGGCGGCGGTTTCGGCATCTGCCGGGTAATGCAGTATATCGATGCCCAAACCGTGCAAGTCCATGTGATAGTGCCTTTCAAGGGTGTGGATTACACCAGCGATTGGCTAGAAGGGCAATGGTCTCAGAAACGAGGGTTCCCTACCTCTGTCGCTCTTTCCGAAGGCCGTCTCTTTTGGTCTGGCAACGACAAATTCTGGGGCTCTGTCTCTGACGCCTATGATGATTTTGACGAAGAAACGGTAGGGGATTCAGGGCCGATCAATCGCTCGATTGCTATCGGCAGCGTCAATGAAGTGAAGTGGATGCTCGCGCTCCAACGCCTCGTGGTTGGAACCAACGCGATCGAGGTCACGGCGAAGTCAACGAATTTCGATGAGCCGCTTTCTCCGACAAATCTATCCCTGAAATCATCTACTTCAATCGGCTCTGCTCCAGTAGAGCCCGTGCGCATCGATAGCGGCGGAATATTTGTCGATCGAACAGGCAAGGGGCTGTGCGAACTCCTCTATTCCGCGGACAGCAATGATTATGCCGCCTCGGAACTGACTCGTCTTTGCGTCTCGAAATTCAAGTCTGGCGTTGTGCAGATGGCGGTTTCCCGCCAGCCGGATACGAGAGTCTGGGCTGTGCTGAAGGATGGAACATGCATTTGCATGGTCTACGAGCCGCAAGAAAAGGTGGTTGCCTTCGTCCCGATAACCACAGACGGATCATTCGAAAGCGTCTGCGTTGTTCCTGGCCCTGAACAGGGGCTTGTTTATTTCGTGGTCAAACGCACGATCGGCGGCGTGGATTATCGCTTTGTCGAGAAAATGGGCATTGATACGGACGCTGGAACGTCTGTCGGCATGGTCATGGATGCTGCGGTATCCGGTTCATTCGATAGCCCTATGGCGACAGTCAGCGGCCTCTCGCATCTCGTCGGTGAACAGGTCAAGGTCTGGGCAGATGGCGCTCCGGTGACTACGCTTGATGCCAAGGGCAACAAGGTGCCGCGGCTGTTCACCGTGGATAATGCAGGCGAAATCACGCTTCCCGCGCCAGTGAGCAGCTATGTGGCAGGATTGCGGTATCAGGGGCGGTTCAAGTCATCCAGGCTGGCTTATGCGGCGGCCGGCGGGACAGCGATGCTTCAAAAGAAGCGTATCAACGAGATCGGGTTAATCGCAGTCGACTACGCCCGTTCCGGTGTTCGTTATGGGAAGGATGATGATCATCTATTCCCGTTGCCGGTCAACCGGGACTATTCGGTGCCGGCGGATGTTTCGGCCGACATTGTGATCGAGGAAGGCAGCCTGACCTTTGATGACGAATGGCATACTGACTCGCGCATCGTCATCACGGCTGAATGGCCGGTGAACTTCCTTGGTCTAGTGTTTGCGGTGGATACCAATGGTTGAAGTGCAGACAATGCACGGTGCCTATGCCCGCATTCACTCCGGGCTAAACGTCGATCTTCCGGTAACATGCAGGATTGGCATGCAAGACGGCAGGGTGATTGCTGGCGGTGGCCTGGCATTTGGCGGCGGCCGCACCTGGCTATGGTTCTTTGTCGAGCCAGGGGCGAAGCATATCGCTGCTCAAGCTTTAAAGGAATGCCGGATGCTCTTGCGTAAGGCGGCACAGCTCGGCGCGACGGAAGTCTATACGCCGCGCGATGTGCAATATCCGTCATCCGAACGACTGTGCAAGATGGCCGGCTTTGAAAAGACTGACGAAGTGCTTGACGGACAGGAAATCTGGGTATGGCGGCTCTAGGTCTCGTAGCGACGGCGATCAGCGCCATTGGCACCGTGGCCGGCGGCATTGCGCAGAACAATCAGGCGCAATTCGAAGCCAAGCAGCAGGAGGCGCAAGGCAGGGAAGATTTTGCCGCGTCCCAGCGCCAGGCAGATCAGGCACGCCTTGAGGCAAAGCTTGCCAATTCCAGGCAACAGGCGCTTGCAGCGGCTTCTGGTGGGGGCGCGGCTGATCCGACCATCGTCAAGCTCATGGGCGATACTGCAGGGCAGGGCGAATATAATGCTGGAGGATACCTCTATCAGGGCAAGCAGCAAAAGCGCGGGCTGTTCGACCAGGCAGCGGCGACCCGTATCAGCGGCCAATCCTCACTGTTCGGCTCGTTCCTCGGCGGGGCAGGGCAGATTGCCGGCGGCCTCTACAAATATGGCTATGGTTGATGGCGAAAATTCCTGATCAGTATAGCCTGAGTGGTCCGCCAAATCTACGTTCTGGCCGACAGATTGCGACTTATGATGCATCAGGCCTAGCGCGCGGTATTGAATCGCTCGGCAATTCGCTCGAAGGAATTGCGGATCAGCAGCAACGGCAAAATAACGTCGTTGATTTTTCGCGTGCGGAGGCCGAAAAAACGAAGCGCCTTCTGGCAATTAAAAACCAGTTTCTCAATGATCCTGACTATTCGACGTTCTCAAAGCGCGGCGATCCGCAGGTTGATACTGCGGTCAGTGACTCAGCGAACCTTATTCGCAGCCCCGCCGCTCGGGCGCGCTGGCAGGCAGAGGCAGAAAAGGACGCAGTCGTAGCCAAGGATTGGCTCATCGATCAGTCCACGCAGAAGAAGCGCGGCGCTGAGGTGGCGGCGCTTAATGACGCCAACGTCTCGAACTACAATCTCGTCATTGATCCGAATACGCCGGATGACGTGCGAGAGAAAGCTCGCGCTGACATTGCTGGCTCTCTCGATATGGCGGAAAAATCTGGCCTTATCTCGGCAGAGGACGCACAAAAAAGCCGCATAGCGCTTATCAACGGAGGATATGATCAGCAAGCGGTTCTAGCGGCCAAGTCCGGCCAGTTGAACCTGCCAGATGTCGAGGCGCTCGCCAAGTCTATGACCACCGTCGAGAGCGGCGGCAACCCGGATGCGGAAAGCAACAAGGGCGCCGTTGGCCTCATGCAGGTAACGCCAAGCACCGCTGCGAGCATCGCCAAGGAAATCGGCGATACGAATTTCCCGACCGATCCAGAAAAGCAGAAGGAATATCTCAAAAACCCCGAAGTCTCGATGCTCTATGGCAAGCGCTATCTTGGTGATATGCTGACGAAGTATCACGGGGACGAGGAAGCCGCGCTCATCGCCTATAATGGCGGCCCTGAACGTGCGGACGCATGGCTAAAGGCTGGTCGCGATGACTCCGTGCTGCCGACAGAGACGGCGGATTACTACAGGAAGGTCTTGGGCGGTATTGGTCCGACCGGCAAGTTTGACAGCCAGCAACAGGCCGTCGCTAAGTCCTATCTCCAAGCGCATACGGATAAAGGCCCCGAAGCCATCCAGGGCATGAACGGCGACTTTGCCGTGAAGCTCTCGCAGCTTTTCCAGTCCGCTCCACCTGAGATCAAGGACAAGCTCGGCGTCTTCTCCGGCTTTCGCACGCCGCAGCAGCAAGCTGACATCATCGCCAAAAACATGAGCCAGTATGGCCTGTCCAGAAGCGCGTGGGAAGCTGACGTGGCCGCTCTTGGCCCGGTCAAAGCAGGCGAGAAATGGGCAGGTGATTTCAAGCGGTCTGGCCTGTCTGCAACATACGGACGTCCTGGCGGCTCAAATCACCAGAAGGGTTTAGCTGCCGATGTATCATACAATGGAGAAACTCTTGCGAAAGCTCCGCCGGACGTTGTCAATTGGCTGCATCAGAACGCAGGCAAGTACGGCCTTTCGTTTCCGCTTGCAAACGAGAACTGGCACATTGAGGATGCATCTGCGCGCTCAGGCCCGGTAAAGTCATATCCGAGCTATTGGGATAAGGTCTCTCCAATTGCTCGCCAGCAGGCCACGGATATGGCCGCCGCGGAACAGCAGCGCCAGCAGCAGCAGCAGATTGCAGACCTGAAGGCACAGCAGCAGCAGGCCAAGGACGACTTCAACCTTCAGATCGCCACAAGCCCGCGCTCGGTATCTCAGCAGACGATCCTGAGCAATCCTGTGTTGGACAATGGCGACAAGGCCACGCTGATCAACTCGCTCAATTCGGCGTTGAAGGAGAATGCCGGTGTCTCGGAACTGATCTCGGCTCTCGGCAATGGGCAAAGCGTCAACATCAATCCGTTCAACACGGACATGACGAAGGTCGGCGACAAGGCTTTCGAGCAGATGATGGCGCTCACAACGGATGACAAGCGGGCGCCGCTCACGAGCTCGTTCATTGCTCAAACCGGCTATATCCCGAAGATGATGCAGGCGGAAGTTCGCCGCGCTAACGTCACGCAGTCCGTTCCAGAGATGATGAACGCGATGACGACGGCCGATCAGCTTCAAAAGCTTGCCCCGACATCGTTCCAGGCCATGGATGGTCATGAGCAGATTGAAAAAAACCTGTCTGCCTATCGCCACCTGACGAACGATATGGGATACCAGCCGGAAGAGGCGGCGCGAAAAGTCATCGCTCTGAATGACCCGGAACAGGTTCGCCAGCGTGACGCAGTGCTGAAATCGAAGCCGGTCACGGATTTCATTAAAAACGTACAGACTTCCGACATCGCGGATCTGTATGCGAAAACAATAGTTGGCCTTCATCGTCCTTTATCTGACCCTGCCGTTGGCGAAACGGCCAATCAGCAGCAGATTTCCGTTGGCTATACCCCTGAGGGCGAGCAGGCAATTGTTGCGGATTACAAGGGCATCCTGGAGGAATCCATTGCCGACGCTGGAGGTGATACCACACTCGGCAAGAAGATGGCCGATGAGCGGTTTATGAAGATGTACGGCCCTTCGAAATTCACCATTGCGGGCGATACCGTTTCGAAGTTGCCACCTGAAAAGACCTATCCGGCAGACATTAACGGCTCATATGACTACATCCGCGAACAGGCGATGGACGATCTCAAGAAGGAAAAGATCGATGCATCGGCTGTCTATCTCATGCCCTATGAGCAGACCGAGAGAGATTTCAACGCCGGCAAGCCTGCCAATTACCAACTGTTCTACATGCAGGGCGACCAACTTCACAAATATCAGCACCCATTCATGGCTGATCCCATGGCGGCAAACGATACCGCTGTAAAGAAGTCTGCCTCGGCGCAGAAGACCAATGTCCAGAACGAGCTCGAAATCCAGCAGCGCATGAAGGACGCGGCGCAGCGCAAGGAAGGCTCGCAGGATTGGATGAAGGCGCAGGAAATGCAGAACGAATATCAGAAGATGCAGGAGGATAAGCGCATTACGCCTTCTATGCCGAGCGGCAATCTAAATCCGGCGATGTCGCCTGAAGATCAGTTGTTTAACCAGTAATGCCACTCAACAAGTCAGTCACATTCGATGATGCCGGCTATGTGGGGTATACGCCTCAAGACACGCCGCCAACATCTTTCGTGAGCACCCTTGGGGCCGCGTTCCGGCAAAACAATGCCGTTGCCTCCACGATTGCCAATCCGCGACTCGATTATGACGTTCATGACCTGACGAAGATTGATCCTTCCTACGATCCTTACAAGGATATTAAAGGGTATGAGGATTATGCGCCGCTCTTTGAGAACGTCTATAATCAGACAGCAGCGACCGCACTGAAACAGCAAATCGATCAGGCCCGCAAAGATAAGGCGACACTCGCACAATCTGGATGGACTGGCACGCTGCTTGATTTCGGGGCTGGCGTTATCGATCTTCCCACGCTCATCCCAGGTGGCGCGTTGGTGCGTGGTGGGAAGATCGGTTTCGACATGCTAAAGAGTGCGCTTGCCGTTGGTGCGTCAGCGGGTCTTTCATCTGCGGTGCAGGAAACAGCATTGCGCACCAATGACCCAACGCGGACGAACGAAGACAGCGCTTATGCGATAGGCGGCCAAGTGTTGCTTGGTGGCATTCTCGGCGCCGGTCTATCGAAGTTATTCACGCATTCCGAATGGAGCCAGATATCTAAGAGCCTTGAGGAGGATTTGTCGGGCGAGGTCGCAAACCCGAACGCAGTCGTTGAGCAGATCGTGCGTCGCGCTCAAGCGGCCGGCGCGCAGTCTGTAGACGATATAGCCCCAACACTTCAAGAGATGGGCGTCGGCGGACCCCGAGCCGCGCAGATCGTGGCAAATGCTACGAAAGCTGCGCGGCTCAGCCCCGGCATCCGAACCATGCTCTCGCCATCGGCCAAGGTGCGTGAAATCTACCTGAAAATGGTCGATAACCCGATCTACACGACCATGAACATGGAAGGTAAGACGCTTGGTGCGGATGTCGAAAATCTGGTCAAGACCTATACCCGTGGCGCCTATGGTGACTGGAAGCGTCTAGCAGACGCGGAATATCTAAAATACCGACAGGACTTGGGTCAGAACATGATCACCTCACGCCTTCCGGCGACTGGCGATGTGTTGAGCAAGACGCAGTTCCTGGAGCGAGTTGCCCAGGCCGGCCGCCGAGGCGATCTGGACGCGAGCAATGAATTTGTTACTCGTGTCGCACAGGCAGCGCGCGAAAAGGTGTTCGATCCTCTATTTGAGCGCGCCAAGGCTGAAGGGCTGTTGCCGGAAGACGCCAAGACCACAACTGCGGCAAGCTACGTTACGCGCATGTGGAACCGCGAAAAGCTCATTGGGGAAGAGCCGCAATTCAAGGAAATCGTCCGCCAGCAGGTTCAATCGTGGACGGAGCAGGAAGTTAAGCGCCTGACTGACGCGCGAGATAGCCGCCTTGGTAGCCTGAATAGCCGCATCTCCGATCTCGAAATGCCAGCTGATCAGCGCGCGCAATTGATGTCTGATCTGACGGAACAGCTTCGGCAGCATCGCGAAGGCAACCCGGCATTCGTGGCAAAGGATGAGGAACTTTCCAATCTCCGTTCTGAGTTGTTCGGGGCTCGCAAGGCGAACGACAAGAAGACAGTAGACCTGCTCAACAAGAAGATCGATGAAAGCGCAAACGCCGCCGGTAAGGAATATGCCGATTATGTGACGAAAAGGAACAGTATGCAGGCGCGCCTTGCTCGCGTCCGAAACAACATCGCTGGGCGGGCCGGTCAAGTCGAGGCGATGAAGGCGCGGATTGCAGACATCGAGGGCTCGAACATTGAGCGTCTTCGCAGGCTGCATCGCTCCCTGACAATCCTCGACACGGAAGCGGAACGCAACGCCCCTGATGTGTTCGAGGAAAAGCTTTCCAAGGCCCGCACGCAGTTTGCCCAAGTTATGGAGCGCTCCAACAAAGCACAAGAGCGGCTTGTCGCAACACGAGACAGGATAGCTGAAAAACAGAATGCCATTGCCGCGACAAAGGAAGAGGTGGTCGCCGGGAAGGATGGCGGCTCTAAACAGCTTGCTCGTGACGTTGAGGCGGGTAAGGCGCGCTCCGTGGCGTTGCGCAACGAATTTGAAAGTCTTTCGACCGATCTGGACAAGAAGTCTGCCGATCACGAGGCGTATGTTAAAAAGCAAACTGAGTTGCGCGACAAGGCTTTGTCCAAGGGCGACAACGCCAAAGCTTCCGAAATTGATAGAAGGCTGACCGATCGCTCTGCAAAGCATGACGCATACGTTAAATCAACCTATGATAAGCTAACGTCGCTTCTTGACGAAGCGGACAGCCTAAAAGGTATTGATCACAATGCGTTGGTTGATCAACTCCTGCAAAAAAATGCGGCCCGGCGCTCTCTATTAGAGAGTTCAATGAAGAATGCTGAAGAGCGTTTCCAGACTGCCGAGCAACGCCGTATTCAGGAAATGAATGATCGCGCCGAGCGCATTGCCGAACTGGAAAAAACTGACCCGGAAGAAGCCCTTTCCGAGCTGCGTGATCTCGTGGAAGAACGACTAGGGCATGCGTCTGATTTGATCACTCGCGAAGGCAACCGGATCATGAAACTCGCTCAAAGGATTGGCGAGGCTGACCCGGAACTGGTCAAGAAACAAGTCGGCGGCTTGAAGCAGCGCATCAAGGACGTAGAGCGCGAGTTTGCTGATCGTGTTGATGTCGGCATGGGCGGTCAACATGGTTTCAAGGATTATGTCGAAGAAGTCGTTAGCTCTATCTTCAACAACCTGACCGGGAAAGGCGGCGGCGATATACCGGAATGGATTGTCCCGGCGAAGCGCGGGCCTCTCAAAGAGCGCACGTTCAATATCCCGGATGCGAAGATTGAGGCTTATCTGCACAACGACGCGGAAGCAATCCTGCATAAGTACGCCCGGCTGATGTCGGCAGATATCGAGCTTGCCAAGAAATTCAACGGCAAGCCCGATATGGAAGAGCAGATGCAGGAAGTGTCTCGCGACTATGAACAGCTTCGCGCGCAAGCCAAGACACCAGCCGAACGGCTCAAACTTGATCAGGCAGAAGAGAAGGATCTTAAGCATCTCCGTGCTTTCCGCGACATGCTCCGCGGCACATATCGCACAGCCGATCGGTCATCAGGCTGGAATGCGGTAACGAAAGCGGCGCTGACCTGGAACTACATGCGTCTTCTCGGCGGTGTGACGCTCTCCAGCCTGACAGATGCCACTCGTCTGCCGATGGTTCATGGCCTGCGAGCGACCATGAAAGAAGCGCTGCCGATCCTCACCAACCGAGTGAATGGTATCCGCTCAATCCAAATCGCCAAGCAGGATGCAAAAGAGCTTGGTGCTGTGGCTGAAAGCGTGATGCAGCATCGTCTTGCGTCCATGGCTGATCTCAATGACCCGTATCGCTTCGGCAATCGCTTCGAACGGTACCTAGACAACACCGCCAACGTCTTCACGAAGATGACCGGCATCGGTTGGTGGACGGACATGATGAACACGATTTCCGCCGTGATGACGGAAAACCGGGTTCTGAAGAATGTCCTTTCAGCGGTAGAAGTCTCAAAAACTCCAGAAAGCATTTATCACAACACGAGCTATGCAGGCGAGATTGCCATTCGCCATGGCTTCAACAAGAGCGGCAAGCGCATAGGCGCGCCGCCGAAGTTGGAGCGTAATTTCGCTGGTGGACGATATGACGCGAATTCATTCGGCAATGATGGTGTCTATCTCGATGCTAGCGGTCATTGGACGGAGCCAGGTCCTTACGCCAATTTCGGCGTAGGGGAATTTGCTACGGGTACAGCGAAGTTCAAGAATGCTCTTTTGATCACGCCAGAAACTCTTGGCAAATTGAGGGAAAAAATCAACGTTCCGCATCGGCCGCAGAATGTTGGTAACGCCGACCAGATGATTGGCGAAGATGTCGCAAAGTATGCCCGCAAAAATGGCTATGACGGCATTATCGTCACCGGTTTTGATGGGAAGGCCGTTAAGACCTACGACGATGAAGTGGCTATGGCCAAGCGCTTCAGAACGCACGAGAGCGTGTTTCAAGATCAGGCGTTTGCCTTTGACCCACAGTCTATCAAATTCAATGAAAAGACATTCCTCCCTGGAGATAAAGATATTCCCGCCCTTCCAGGGATAGGCGAACATGTGACTAAGACGGTCACGCCCGCAAAGACCGTTCAGCGGGTAAATTATGATAAATTGGACAAAGCTGAGAAGGCCTATATGGCATATCTTGGCATTGATGAAACCACCGCTGCGCGGATTGCCGAGCAGTTTACCAAACATGGCGTGACCGATAATGGCATTCATGGCGGCAACGTCAGCGAATGGGATGACGATATCGCCCGACGCGCTTTCGGCGCCGCGCTGAACAAGGACACAGACCGCACTATCGTCAAGCCGGGCATGGGCGACGTACCTCTATGGATGAAGACGAATACAGGCCGGCTGCTGACACAGTTCAAGAGCTTTGGCGTCGCATCGCATCAACGGGTTTTAATCGCAGGCTTGCAGGAGCGGCCGCGGAGGCTCATGGAAGGCATGGTGCTAGGGACTGCCGTTGGCATGATGATCGGCTATCTCAAGATGATCGAACGCGGGGATTATGAACGCGCGAACAATCTGCTGTCAAACCCCGGCAAATGGATCGGCGACGGGCTGGATAGGGCGGGGATTTTCTATCTTCCGTTCGATGTCTCGAACACTGCTGACAAGGTATCTGCCTCTCTCGGCGGCCCTAATGTTTCAATCTCTAGCATCTTCTCGCGCATTGCCGGCGACAAGGATCATTCCGGTTCTCCTACCCGGTACGCCAGCCGTGACCCGATTGGCGCTGTAGCAGGCCCTACGGCCGGTTTATTCAGCGATTTGGCAACGATCCTCGCTGCGGTATCGCGTCACCAATTGTCCAAGGTGGATTCGGAAACGCAGGATATCACACCGTCTCAAGAGAAAGAGGCGATCAATGCTGCGCTTCGGCAAATTCCCGGTAGCGCACTGCCCGGCATTCGGACTATTATAAATGCAGGAGTTAAGCCCAAATGAGGTAAGATGATCTGGATCTTCGCGGCAGTCGTGTTTGCATTCTATGCCGTGATCCTGATCTTCAGGGATGATACCCGAACCTCAGAACGCATTCGCTCATGGCTATACGTCTTGCTAATCATCCTGGCTCTTGGCGGCGGATTGATGTTTGCTCGAAGCGGGCGAGATGAAGGCGAATGCACAAGCTACAGCAGCTTTGCCAAAGACTGCTGATTACCGAGACATGATTTGATCTCTGCAAGGCTCCTTCGGGAGCCTTTTTCTATGTCCTGAAAAGGCTCCCCATGACAAGTATCGAAATTGACCGCGCAGCCGGGCTATCGTCCGCGTCTGCCTGGAAAGGCCCTGTCAAAATCTCGACCCCAAGCGATATCGTGCTTGAGGGTCTACAGACGATTGATGGCATTTCGTTGGTTGCTGGCGACCGTGTGCTTGTCCGCAGCCAGACGAACGCGTCAGAGAACGGCATCTATGTCGTTGATACAGGACCGTGGGTGCGTTCTAAGGACTTCTCGCGCAATGATGACGTGGTGCAGGGGACGGCTGTCCACGCGGCTAACCGGGGCTCGCAGCCCTATGACACGTTCATCGTCACCAATCCCGATCCGATCATTATTGATACGACTCTGCTCACCTTCGACGCGGCCGGTGTCTATGGCTATGTGCCGACGCCAACTGGCTTCAGCCTCGCTGGCGCCGGGGCCGGCCCATATGAGACTGGCGTCACAATCGCCACCAAGGCCAATCTCGTCGTCTATGTGAACGGTCGAGCTATCAAACCTTCAGATATCACGCTCGGCACGACATCGTTCACCCTCAACATATCGCCACTCCCGACGGCAGCCGACTCCGTGTGGGGGCATGTGCTGACGACGCGCACCGTGAACACGCCGGCAGACGGATCTGTCACGGATAATTCGCTAGCCGATGACTCGAAAATTGGCCTCTTGAGCACCAATTACCCTAAGGTTCTGCCCGTCTACGGCATCACCACTTCAGGCGATCAGACGGCCAAATTTGCGACGCTCGAAGCGCAGATCACCGGCTATACGATCGACATGGGCGGCCAACGCATTCCGGTCACAGCCTGGCAGGATGGCAACCGCTATGTCAATGGCGAGCAGGAAATCTTGCAGGTTGGCGTTCCCGGCAATGATACCTATCGTTTCCGCTCTTTCCGCGTAACCAACTTCAACAAATACAACAAATGGGCGCAAGACAAAGCGCACATCGGCCCGCACGGCACCATCTTCGTTCCGTTCGTCTCCGGCACTGGCCACCACTCGGCAGACAACCAAATCATGATGATGCGGTCTGTCGATAATGCGACGTCATTCGGATATCCGGAAGTCATCCTCCGCCCCGAAACCGGGATGAAGACCACCCGTACCGGGTCGAGCAACGACAATGTGACGTGCATGTCGGCCGGCGTGACGCTCGGCGGCCGACAGGTCTTCTTCATCTACAAGTACGAAGGCGATGGGACTGTCAGAAGCTATAACGTCTGGCATCGGAAACTGGCGGACTACCGCAAGATCCGAAGCTCCTGCAACGCCCGCACTTATAACGGCGTGAACAAGCTTCGCATCTACCTAGCCAATCACGGCTATTTCGTGGGCGATGTGGTTGTCTTCCCCGTGCTGGTGATCAACGGCGTTGATATGGTTGCCGGCGGCACGATCAACAACACCACACTGACCAGCAATACCGTCACGATCACCGCGGCGACGGATGCCTATTTCGAATTTGCCACCACGGGCAACGCAAATGCAGACTCAGGCGATCTGGTAACGACCTGCAATCTCGAAGACACCGATGGCGATTTCACGATGGTGGACACGACGTCCCTTGTGGATGCTGCCTATCAAGCCTTGTGGCCCTCCGTGACTCTCGCGTCTGGTTCTCTTCGCTATCAGCATTCCTTCGCCCTGGCGGACAATGGCGATATCCTGACCACGCTCGGCACTTCCGAAGGGCTTCACGTCGTCCGGTATACATCGCTCTTCACGCTCGGCAGCGCGCAGCCGACGATCTATTACCTAGGCTTCAAAGGCAATGAAGGCACGATCATCAATGCCAGCGGTGGGCGGTTCTGCGGCTTCTGCCGCGGCACCGACATCAACACCACGACGGACGAAGATACGAACAGCGATCAACGCTCGAAATTCTGGCGCACGCCGGACAATTTCGCCAGCATCCAGTTCGACACGGTTCGCCCGACAGATAACTACGGCGGCCAGATCTGGGATGAGCCAACCCCTCTGACGCTCTGCAACGGCCGTGTTCTGGCGGCTCGTTGCGAACGCACCGACGACAAGAAGCGCACCCGGCCCGCTCAACGCGCATCCATGCTGATCTATCTTTTGGATGCGGATGTTGACGAGATATTCACGAGCGGTTTCGGCGCCTTCGACATCTCCGTCATGGGCCGCGCACTTTGGTCTGGGGCTAAGACGGCGCAGTCCAGCCCGGGTGTAGGTGTCGGGTCATGGGTGACGATCACGCCTCCAGGCGATGCTATCAACACCGCGATTTCTGGGCTGACGCCAAATCTCCAGCGGGCAATCTACTTCTTCGGCTCGGAAATCGAGAATGTCACAGGCTACAATTCGGACTGGAATTTCGGCCAGATCTTCGGCATTGAAGTCATCGATAAGCGCGCGCCTCAGCAGGCCCTCATGGAAGGCGGCGGCGCGACACCGATGGATGGCGGCTATGATATCTACGAGGTTGCCGCTACGGCGCTACAGGCCGGCTGGACCTTTTCCACTGGCACTTACGTCACGGCCGATCCTCCGAATTCTCCGGTCGATCTGACAACATCTCCAGATTATCGCGGTGGTGGCATCGAACTGCATCGCGAGCGCTCCGGCCGCGTCTTCATGTATGGCCGGCTTAATTTCGACACCGATGCTGTCGGCGCGTCTAACTCGGCGTTCCAGCTTCCGAAAGGTTGGCGGCCGGCGAAGGACAAGACATTTGCAGTCCCTGCCGGCGCGGCAAAGGTCGGCACTCGCACGGCCGGCCTCACTGTCAACGTGACGATCCTGGGCGCCAACAATGCGCTCTCGACTGATCGCGGCCTTGTCTACGTGGATCGCGTCGCAGCGTCCGGCCCTGGCGCTGATCTCAATTATGTTTCGTTCGACGGGATCAATTTCCCGGCCGATGGCGACTGGCGTTAAGGGAATATGACATGACCAAAATTGATCCGTATTTCCCTCAAAAAGTCATCGATATCCGCGATTATGGGTTTTCCGCAACTGCGTCATCAGCAACTAACAGTACAGCTTTCTCCCTTGCCGCTGCCGATGCTGGCGTGATCGCCGGATCTGTGTTCCTGCCTGAAGGAGACTTCCCGGTAGACAACATTACGATCCCGCGCGTTGCTGCTTCGTCGCAAGTTTCATTCTTCAGCAATCCCGGCCGTGGCGCGCGCCTGATAAAACATACAGCCGATGGCAATGGATTGATGCAGTTAAGCACTTCGGCGCCCAGTGGGTACATGTCTCGCCTTCGGTTTTCAAATCTCACGTTCCAAGGCTACGCAGGTGACAGTCCATATGTCTTAAAAGGGTACGATCTAGCTCGATGCCTATTTGATTTCTGTCAGTTTCTCAACGGGAACGTTGGCGTTTACCTACTTGGTGGCATTGGCAATTCGCTTTTCAAATGCAATATCGACGGTAACACAACTGGCCTGAAAGTCGACAAATACACTGGAGGCTATGACGGTTATCCGAACATCAACACGCTCGACCAGTGCCAGATCACCAATAGTCCGTCATGGGGCGTTGACTTCGATAACGGCAAGATGCTGACACTTCGCAATTGCGATATAGAGGGCAACGGAACATCGGGTGACGCGACGACTGGCGGCATTCGTGTTGGGGCGAACATCGGCTCTGCCGACCCGGGATCGGCAGCGCACGGCGTCGTTCTTGATACCTGCTGGATTGAGAATAATGCCGGCAATGCAGCGATGCAATTCGCTTCCGGCATGAATGTTGTTCACAACCCATATCCAGCCGCAAACGCCAATGCCACTTACGACATGTACGTTTCCGGCGGTACGTATATTCTTCGCAACGCCTTGTTCATCAACAACAAGACCAACAACCTATGCGAAACGGTTGGCGTTGGAACCGGCAATCTTATCGAAATGTGCACGTTCGTTGGGGGGATTACGATCGATGCAGCAAAAACCTATCGCATCGGCACAACAGGTCTCGACAATTTCCCGCGCCTCCGGACTGGGAAAATTCAAATTAACAACGGTGGAACCACCCTCGACGTCTACGAGAGTACCGGCGCAAACAGGATCGCATCGTTCTTCACTACTGGTACGCCTACTGCTTGGCTTCAGCAGGTGTCTGGAGTTGGTTTCGCGCGAACTGGAGTAGACGGCTCTGGGGCCGATGTGGATTATTATCTGACAGCCAAAGGCGCGGGTAAAATTGGCTTTGGCGTTTATACCGCACTAGGCGGCGAGACATTGACCGGCTATATCACGATCAAGGACCAGGGAGGCACGCTTCGGAAGATCGCCGTCATTTCCTGATCTGGGATCAGGGAGTGATATCGGTGGGTAAGCTAAAGCAGAACTTCGTCTTCGTTCATGTGCCAAAGGCCGGCGGCACGACATTCACTGAAACCCTGTTCGCAATGGTGGATGAAGACGAGGTCTACCCGCGCGAGAAACTCTATGATTACCCGGATTTCACGACCCTCAGCGATATCAACCGGCCTCGCCTTTATATAGGTCATTTTGGCGCAAACTTTGCGAGGCAGGCAGCCGGCCAATGGATGACGGTGCTCCGCAACCCGTTGGAGCGCATTCTTTCGCTCTATTCGTATTGGAGAAACCCGGGCGATAAGGTCGCGCCTGGAGATCCAATCGAGCCTGATATGCCGTTAATGGATTTCCTCACCTCCAAGCGTGAGGACATCCGCAATAACATCGAGAATGCGCAGACATGGCAACTGGCGTTCTCGCTCGATGAGGCCACACGCGTTCGACATGATCGTATCATGGCGTTTGAGCTTCTCGACATAGCGAAGGCCAACCTTGAGCGGATGGATGTCGTCGGCGTACTGGAAGACCCGCGGCATATCGAAGTGCAAGTGCAGAAGCTATTTCCATTCAAGGAAATTCCAACAACTGGCTTCCACAACGTCACTCAGGACAGGACGCACGTTGACGCGCTCACTGACGAAGAGCGACAGGCGATCGAAAACCTCATCGTCCTGGACAGGAAACTTTACGACCACGCATGGGAATTAGGTGCCGCTCGGTATTATCGCATCACTGGCGAAAGATCGACGCGCTGAACATCGACCAAGGCTGGTGAGGGTCACGCTCTGGAGCGGTTTCCTCCTCGGCTATTGCCGCATCTATGGCGGCAATCTGAGACTGGATAGCGACAACGCCATCAATATCTTCACTGGCGGCGGCTTCTCTGCGCGTTGCCACCAAACGCTCACGGATTTTGAGCAGATCGCTCGTCTCATTATTCATTAGCCAGTTCTCGCGTCTATTGAGACCGAGAAATTAGCAAAGCCCACATCTTTTGAACAGGCTCCTTCTGGAGCCTTTTCTTTACCCACAAGGATCAGAAACATGAGGCTCGTTTCCAATTGGAAGCGGGTGCTTAAGCATTCGTCCAATCTCCGGCTGATCGAGGTCGCTGGATTGCTGACGGGCGCGGAAGCCCTGCTGCCATTCATTTTCCCCGCCGAACGCATCACCGACGACAACCGCACCTGGATCGCGATCATCACGTTCGTCGTGATCGTTGCCGCCTATGTGGCGCGTCTCATCGCTCAAGAAAAGGTGGCGCCCAATGCCGATGAATAGGCTCTCAGGATCGAGGCGCGGGAAGGGCGCGATTGCCGGCGTCATGGCGGCAGCGGTGATGGCCGGCGGCGTATGGTATGCCAAAGGGCCGGATGGGAAGCAATATCCCGCCGCTGTGTTACTTGCCGTCCAGAATATCGAGAAGTGGGAAGGCTTCGCACCTGTCGCCTATATGGACAGGATCGCCAGCCCTCCGATCTGCACTTTCGGATACGGCGAGACGAAGGGCTGCAAGATGGGGATGAAGATCACCCGTCAGCAGGCCGAAGCTCTTCTTCTGGAGCGCGTCAACCGAGACTTCTACTTACCCATGACGAAGTGTGTGAAAGGGCTTGAGACAAAGCCTGTAGGCCCGCAGGCGTCAATGATCATGGGCGCCTACAATTTCGGCGAACCGCGCTGGTGCCACTCAACTGCGGCGAGGCTGATTTCCCAGAACCGGTTCCGCGAAGCGTGCGCAGCGCAGACAGCGTTTAATCGTGCGGGCGGGAAGATCATCAACGGCCTCGTGCGGCGCCGCGAGATGGGCGACGCGCAGCGCATTGGCGAAGCCGAACTCTGCCTTTCGGGGATCTGATCATGATCGCCTTCCTCTTCAGCCCGCTTGGCAAGCTTGTCGGCGGGATAGCCATTATTGCGCTGTGCTTTGCCGCGTTCATGGGCTGGCTGGCTCATCATGACCACGGTATCCGGGAAGCGATGGTGAAGTCCTTCGAGCAGCAAGCGGCCGAAGCGCAGGCCAAGGAAGCCCAACGGCAGGCGGCAGCAGCGGGGCAGGCCGTCGAAGAATATCGTAAGAGGCTAATCGCCGCACAAGCGCAAGATAAGCAGGCTTCCGATCAACTAAAGGCGATCACATCACTTATCGCGTCGAAACAGGCATCGTCCTGCAAACTCACGCCTCATGACATAGAAATTTTGCGAGGGAGTAAATTGTGAAGCGGATTTTTTGGGGGAGCCAAGATGGCTTCCTCCGGGTCCCAGCCTCGGCTGATACGTGTATCGACGGTGTTTCGGCATACAAAGCCGTATCTGCGAATAGCCTCAGATCGAGCCAGCGTTTCTCCCTTGATCGTCACAAAAGAGGTCGTTCTAGTATTGGATGCCTGCTCAATAGCAGTGGCCCATCGACAGTTCCCTGGCTCATAGCCTTTCTCGTTATCGATTCTATCGATCGAATGTTTTTTGCTTGGTCTCGGCCCCATGTCGCGAAAGAAACGCTCGAAATCGTTGATCCATTCGTCGCACACTTTGATGCCCCGGCCTCCATACCTGGGCCAGTCCTTGCTGTTTGGTGCGGAACACCGTTCCTTCATCGAGGTCCAGACGCCATACTCAGGAGAATGAGCATTCCTGCACGCATGGCCATGGGTCTTCGCTATCTGCGCTTTTTGCTTCGCTTTTTCGATAGCAATCTCACGTCTGAGGCATCCGCAAGATCTGGTCGATTGGCGACGCAAATCTGAACCGAGAACAATTGCTTCATTTCCACAATCGCAGCGGCATCTCCATAGCAATCTGTGGTCGGTGCTTTTGCCCACAAACTCCAAAACGACGAGCCTAGAAAAACGCTGACCGATCACGGGGAAAATCCATAACATGTTGAAGTCGTTCAAATATAGCACGTTAGTTTTAGCGTTGCTAACGGTTTCATTCGCTGTCCAATCATGCCAATCGACGCGCATATCAGCTGCCGCAATCACGTCAGGTAAATTGAAGGCTGGCGTTCGCCTACCAACGTGGCCGGCAGACTGTAAGCAAACCGAACCGCACGCGAACCTAGATGGCAACAGTGAAGCACTAACGGTCCTCTTTGAGGAACGACAACATCTCGACCGCCAGAACGCACGCACAGGCCGCTGTGGCGATTTCTATCAATCCATCAAAAGTAAACTGGAATCCCCATGACTAACATTAGCGTCAGCCTAATGCTCGGGTCGCCTGTGCTGAACTCAGGCGGCGCCGCTGCTCTCGCTCCCTTCCCAGCCCCCACCGGAATGCATTGGGAATTCGTCACCCTCAACAACGCCGTCGTAACCAAGACCGGCGGCCCGCTCATCATCCTTCGGAGCAACTGAACCATGGCCACATTTGACCAGGCTGAGCGCCATCAGAACCATATCTTCATCATGGGCGACAGCCGCATGTCGACGCAGTACAATGATACTTTGCAGTATCAGCTCACGTCGACGCACTTCCTGAACCAGGCCAATCTGCGCATGGGGCAGAGGCTTCGCACAATCGGCAACAATGCCTTCGCCGGCCAGCGCTCCGATCAGTATCTCTCAAATGCCAACATCGTCCAGGCGGTCGCCTCCGACGCAAAGTGGGTGATGATCTTCGGCATTGTCAACGACATTGCCAACAACACCGCCAGCGAGCCATTCACGAACTATATCCAGCCCGCTTGCGAAATCTTCATCGCGGCCGGCATGAATGTGATCCTAGTCACGGAACCGGGCCAGACGGGCGTTGCTGGCAGCACAGCGGCGCGCACGGCATTCCAGCGCTATAACTCGCTGATCAAGGGCTATGCCGCTCGCAGCCGGCCCTACGGGCAGGTATACGTCTTCGACCTCGCCTCAATCGTCCTCGATCTCACGACGACGACGATTGCCTTCAAGAGCGGCTATTCGTCGGACGGCACGCACTATCTCGTCAACGCCGCAGTGGTCGCCGGCCGGGCCTTTGCCGCCATGATGACGCCACTTGTTCCTCCGGTCCCGACCCGCAAGGTATTCGGCGGAGAGACGGCAACGCTCGGCCTCCAGATCCTCGCCAATCCCGGCTTCCTGACGACAACGGGCGGCTCTATCGGTAGCTGGACGGGAACAGGTCCGTCTGGCATTACCAGCGCGCCGCTCGATACCGGCGCCTCCGGCGTCATGAGCACGACGACGAATGCTGATGGCACAAAAGACCTTGTGTTGCAGATCACCACGACACAGGCTGGGCGAGCTCGTGTGTTCATGGACATCAGCGCCGGCCATGACAGCCCTGGCGACACCTTCGATTACTATGCCGAGTGCACGATCACGTCTGGCGCCACCAATCTGGTTTCGGCGGAATTCTTCGTTGAATATAACCAGACGACGAACAACCCGAACAGCATCGATTTCGTCAGTATGGTTGGGGCAACGTCAGGCATCGGCACGCAGGGTCTCGGCGACATTACCGAAACTCTGAACCACTGGATGTATGGCGTGATCCCAGCCGGCACTCGTGGGTATCATTCCTTGCACCTGGATCACTATTTTTCAGGCGCGGGAAGTGCTACAATCAACTGGCGGCATATCGCAGTGGACAAGAGGCAATCTTGAGGAAGAAATGACTTATATTCGAACCAGCGCATGTCATCTGAACGAAACTGGATGCGCCGAGACTGCGATGCAAATAGCGGAAAGAATGAACGAGTTTTCCCCAGAAGCTCGACAATTGCTTGCCGAAATCCAGGCCGATCCTGATCGTAGCGTAATAGGCGACCTCAATCCAGACCCGGGGATCAAGGAACTATTGGAGGCCGGGAAGATCAAGAATGTTGGCTCCATGATCATTGACAATTGGGGCACCGGCAGCTCGTCGCATACGGCAATGTATAAATTGGAGGAATGATAATGCGCATCTCCGAAGTCATCGAAGTCTTAGAAGCCATCGCGAAGCAGCATGGCGATCTTGAAGTATCGAGTGGCTATCGTGACTATCCCGAGGGATATGCGAACATCCGAGAAATCAAGATTGAAGACTTCACAAAGCGAGACCTCGGCGGCAAGCTATTCGTTTCGATGGAACACGACGTCCGCAACGTAGCTGATCTATAAACTTCCGTCCATTCGCACATTCCAGGCCGCCTCCGGGCGGCTTTTGCATATCCCCAACCAACGGCGGGAGTGAAGCCGTGGAAACCATAAATCCAGCAATCGAATGCGCATGAAAGGCTCGCCCAAGGATGGCCGATCGCAATGAATTGGTCAGCGCTGCCGAATATGACCGAAAACTCAAAGAACTTGAATTCCATAACGAACGGCGAGATGAGCGCATTTCCGAAATCATCAGGGAAGCCGTTGCCATGACGGCCAGAATAAACGCTCTTGAGCAATATACTCAAAGCCGAGCCGTCATAGAAGCTCGGGAAGATGAGCGAGACAAAGCCCTCCATGACCGTTTAGGCCGCATGGAAGAATCCATGAAGGAAACCAAGACGGAGATCAAGGGCGAGATCAACGCCATCAAGGGCATCGTTCCAAGGTCTCTCTGGATCATAGCAACAGCAATCGTTTCTGCAGCTGTCGCTCTGTTTGTCAAGAGCATGTTCCCCTAACCGGGTTGCGTTTTCACAAATCTGCACTAGCCTCCTCTGGTCACAGATCGGAAGGGAGGCCCTATCATGGAAGGACGAGTATTTATGACGGCAGACGAAATCGTTCAGCGCGTGTCAGATGCGCATAAGCGCCTCGATGCGGCCCTACAGGACGCACGAGAAGCATCGCTTGATATCGAGCGAGCAACGGAAGACTGGATTTCCTCGCAGCCTATTGGCGGGCTCAAGGCCAAGAAGGCTCTGCACATGGCTCGTGCGCTGACAGGAGCTATCGCAACGGCCGCCGATAAATCTGCCGATGCGCATTTCCTGCATCACGGCGTCGCGACAGATGCCAAGATTGCCACCGATCCTCTGACCACGATTGGCGGGGTCACACCGATGGGCGGGACGCGCTAATGAACGTCTTCCAGATCGCACTTCTCATTGGGGCCGCACTGACGGCCCTTATTTCTTATCGTCTGCCACATGCGCTGCTGTGGCTCTTCGTGGCCGGCGCCGACGCCGTAGCATGTGACGTCTACTATGCCTATGACGGTGCCAGGCCAGCCGTCTTTACGCTGTGTGTGGACTGCCTCGTCTGCCTTGCAATTCACTGGCTGGCGAAGGAACGCTATGAAATCTGGCTCTTCAGAATATTCCAACTTTCTGTGTTCGTTAGCGTACTGAGGATCTCGGGTGTATTGGTATCTTCGTATATGTATGTTACAACTTTGGAACTGATAAATTGGCTTGCGCTACTCCTGATTAGCTCAACCGCCATTCTCGGGAAGGTTGGCGCGAGTGACCGTTTTTTTCACTATCGGTTCCGCGATTTTCTTCATAGCGCTTATTCCTATCTCCGTCGCCCTCGCAAAACGGCTCACTGGTCGCGAGTCTCTAAATGATCAGCGAAAGCCTCCTGATTAAAGGGGCTGGCACTTTAGCTGGGACAATCCTGGCGCTCGTTTTCCAGCCCCCTCGCTCCACTGCCGGATTTTTCAGGAGGTGCACATTTTCTCTCATTTCCGGCTTTCTCTTTTCCCCCATCGTCATTGATTATCTGAAGTGGACCGACACGACAGAACACGAAGTTGCGGCAGCATCTATCGCTGCATTCATCTCATGGTTCATTGCTGGAGTAGTAGTCTCGTCGGCCAGGAAGTTGGCAGGCGAGAAACCCGCCCCTGAAGGCGATTGACGCTCCCCGTCCAATGTGCTTGTTTCCCCTCATTCGAGGGAGAGACATATGCCACCAAAGAAGCCGATCACGACCGTTCCTGAAAACATCCTCAACAGCCTTCTCGATATGAACGACGAAGATTTTGCCCGTCTCGAATTGGCGAGGAAGGCAAAGCGGGAAGGGCCGATCAAGACGCAATTGGCAGTCGCTTTGGACGCAGCCTATACCGCCGAAATTCTTCCAAACTGGATCAAGGTGGATGAGATCAGGGCAGACAACGGCGTCGTGAATTTCTATCGCAGTTTGGGCGTCAAGAAGCCCTGAGCGCCGCCTTCGCCGCATCATAGGCGGCTTCCAATTCCCGGCAGGCTTCGATCTTGTCTGGATGCGATCCGTTCAGAGATTGCACGGCGAAATCGGCAAAGGCATCGCCCCAGAGAAACCAAGCCCAGACCTTCTCTGGCCCTGTCGTATGCAGATAGACGCGACCGAAGCGGACTTGACCGTCTCTGGCGACGAAATCATATCTGTCGCCGTTTTTGACGCGGTCCCAATGGTATTTGAGTTGGCGCTCTTTCATCCAAGGCCCAAGGTTTGATTACATAAAGCAGATATATAGGCTATTGTCTTTCTCCATGGCGTCAACCATTCCTAGGAAAATATTAGAGTTGCTATTTGCTGTTTTTGTCACCGAGCGCCAGTGAGCGAAATCTTTTGGGCGGTAGAAGCGCTCTTCCGTGAGGGAATATGTAATTTCGCCGTGGTTGTCGCAAAGGTCGAAAAAGATCTCCTGCCCTGGTCGTTTGTCAGGGCATAGATCCGGGTCGTTAGGTTCCCCTGCGTATCTACCGTCCTTGATGTAGGATAAGCCGATATAAGTTCCCATTTCTCTCTCCTACACCCATCCCTTCATATGCGCCAATCCAGCCACCAGAACCAGAGGAATCCAATATGGGGATAGCCGGAATATGGCGGTCCAGATCAGGGTGCTTAGGCGGTGGGGATTCATCAATATACCTTGACGATTGCCGGAACAGCCTCGGTCTTAACCGTTGCTGGATCAACGTAATAATACCATGGGCCAGTTTTCGGTGCGCAACGAATAGCATCATCGTAGCGTCTGCCTTCCTTGGCTTCAAAGCGTTCCGCCCAGCCTTCCGGTCCCCATTGCCACCAGCCTCCACCTTCCGGGTCCCAATAGAGCCAAACTTTTAGTCCAGCTTTCTCGCCTTCGGCAACAATGCCAGTGATGACGTATCTATCTGGATACTCGCTCATTCACGCCTCCTTGGCTTCTGAGAGAGGGACGGCCTCAAACAGATACTCGGGCAAGACATCCGGATTGCGCCAAACCTTGTATCCGGCCTCGACAAGCGTCTGAGGAAGATTGGCGACGCAGAGGCAGGACTCCGGTTTAACTTCTGCTCTAGCATCCAAGCCATTCGCATAGACGATCAGTCCGTTTGTTGCGCGGAGTAGATCGGCGACGCTGTTTAGCTCTTCTCCTGTGTCAATGTTTAAGGCTGCTTGGCACATTCTCTCGTCTCCTTCAGGCTATAGAGGGCGGTCAACGGGCTTGATTAATGGCGCGCGACCTCCAGAAGGGTAATAGGTAAACACATTCTCGAAATTTGCTCTTGCCAACTCTCGAGGATTGTCACCGTACCAGGTTGGCACGTACGAGCAGATTGCGAACGTCGTCTTCTGGTCGAGCTGGCCGGCATGTTTGGCGCAAAAGTCAGATATTTTCATCTCACAGTGCGTGGTATTATCGGCACTGAAGCGCTCTCTGCCTTCGCCGGCATCAACCCCAATATAAGCCTTATGGTCTTTGAAGATGAAGGCTTGCGGCGCATATGCGCACCCAAGATCGACAATCGTCCAGTGCTTGGGGATAACGCCAGCGAGTGCGAAATAGATATCGGTGAACCCGAGGAATTCGGGATCGATGTCGCACATATCTTGGCCGAAAACGCGGTCTAGCTGGTCTTGCGGCAGCAAGTGGTAGGCCGGGTCAATATAGCGCTGTTTGCGCGTCTCTTCTGCCATTGAATCCTCCAGAACATTCCAAGATTCGAGTGTGCCCGGACTGTGCCGTTTGTGCCTGCACAGTCCTGATTCGTTCTGCGTCAACATGCAAGTTCAACAGATCGTGAAAATTTCACTCGACGCAGAAAAGTCTTGATCCGTAAGCAGTTTGCCCGTATCAGGCGGCTACCGGAGAGGTGGCCGAGTGGTCGAAGGCGCTCCCCTGCTAAGGGAGTATTTCCGGTCTCCCAAAACTCACACTAAGATACTGTATTTCCTTTGGATTTTCCAGTTTTTTCTACATTCGTTTTTACTTGGTGTGACCGATTGTTGCCACTTTGGCCAAAAACGCGGTCAATCACGTCCCGCTTTCCGTCGCCCTCGACATAAGTATCGACCAGCAGGCGGCGCGACTTCCATCCCCCATGATCCGCAGTCGTGGCAACGTCCACGTCATTTCGGACTATCATCTCCGTGGCAAATCCATGTCTGCCGAATTCATGGCTGGTGAGCCTCACAAGGCCGGCGGCTTCTATCACCTTGTCGACGCGCTTTTTCACCGTTGACCGGTTCGCCGCAGCAAAGACGCGATACGGATCGATGCTCCGAATGTTTGCAAGATCGACCATAAGCGCTTGTGTCAGGAACACCTTGCGGGCTGTTGTTTTGGTCTTGCGAAGATACGCGGTGCCGTTCTGGAGATCGACGTCATCCCACAGCAGGCGGCAAGCTTCGGAAATGCGTGCGGCTGTCTCGAACATGAAGCGGGCAATGGCAGCCGTCTCAGGCATATCTAGCTCGAAAGCCTTGGCCTGAAACGCGTCAAGCCAGTCCTTATTGCCAGCCGGCCTGATTTCCCGCTCTTCCTTGAACCGTGAGACCTTAATCTTCTGTAGGCGCTTGGCGTCGGCGGCGTGATTGATGATCGCACGCATCGGCGTGATAACCTGACGGTTCCATGTCGCCGCGGCTGCATCTGGATAAAGCACCTTGGCTGCCGCTCGGATCGTGGGGCCGCTGATATTTTGGATCTTCGTTTTGCCGAAATGATCCAATAGTTTGACGGTGAACCTCGTGTCTTTGCCGTCATCGACATAAAGCTTCAGCGCGTCAGCGAACGTCAGGACCGCTTCTTCCCCGTGAACGACAGCACTACGGACTTTGTTTTCGGCTTTGATCGCGATGTCTTCGGCGAGCCGCCGGTCAGTCGTTTTCGAAGATCGGCGATATCGGCGTCCATCAACGGAAAAGGTGAACTGCCAGATGTCTCCGCTCTTCTTTCGCTTGTAGAGGTTTGGCATCGCTTCGGCTCCACTCTGGCGGCGTTGAATATCCTGTCGATATCTTCAGGCAACAGGAACATGGTTTTGCCGATGACACGGCAGGCGCCCAGCTGGCGGGCGCGCTCGCGCAATGTGCGCTCCGAAATGATAATTCCGCTTTCAGCGAGCTTGGCAACCGCAGCGGCTGGGGATATCGGGGATTCGAGCGCCGTCATCCCGTCACCTCAGCCTCTAGTTCCTTCGATGCCCGCAATTCCTCCTGTGCTGTCAGCATATCGCGGACCATGCCGCGCCAGTATTCGCGGGCGTATTCAGACAGGCATTCCCAAGACTTGATCTCACGGTCGCGGATCGCACGGCGGGCGTAGATGGCTTTGACCAGTAAATCGGCGTCAGTCATTGCCGTCGCCTTCCTTGGGATTTGGTGCGTCGCCGTGATACGCTTGGGTAGCCAGCACATTGCGCAAACCGGTGATTGCTTCCCATGGCGCTCTATATTTCACAGGCCACGGCTCATTGTCGTGGATGCGATCAGCCTCCTCGACCACTTTCGCGGCGGCTTTGGCGAGCTTGCAATATTTACGGTATTGAAGAATTGACGCGGCCTGCCAATCAGTCTCAATGCCACCGCGCGGCATCGGCTTGCCATCCCACCCTTCCGCTACATGCGGAGCGGGGGAGGCGAGAACCAGATCAGCGCGGATGTATGGAGCTTGATATTTGTGCTTCTGCCAGCGACCAAAACTAGGCTTTTCGTCTCGGTCATACCAAAGCCAAAATGGCTGAAGCTTCTGGGTACTGTCCATTTCGGCGGCGGCCACAATAACCTGGTTGTCGACGCCAGCAATGTTCACCGCTCCTGCCTCCGTTTCACTGGCAGCAAGGTCGACTTCTGGCCACCAAGCATCGAATTCGGAATTAGCGCGCTCAATGTCGCAATCGGCTGAGGTGTCGTAGCGCATCCATCCCGCCAAGAAAGACCTCTTGTGGCTCTCTCGATTGATCGTATGCACAACCGCTCCTGCATCCGCTTCACGGGCGGAGAGAGCGCGACGGGCACATGTGCCATAGTCGCCTTCAAGGAACGTGTCGCCGTCCCAATGTGAGCGCTCTGCATACCACTCCAAGGCCGCCCGTAGAGATTTGATCCTCTCCAGCGCATCATTGTAATCCGCAATGGCTGCGTCTGTGTTGCCCTGAGCTATGCGGAGATTTGATTCTGCGGCTTCGGTGGCAACCTTAACCGCTGCATCGGTCCACGCATCTCGTTTCAGACGCTCGTCCTTGATTTGCGCAACAAGAGTCGCCGTGTCGATGCTGTCAGCATATCCAGGCGCGTCTTCGCCTCCCATGATGGCAACGGCTAGCTGATAAGATCTGGCTTCGGCTCTCTCCCGTGCTTCGCGCTCGGCGGTGAGGAGGGCGAGAGGTACAAGTGGTGTAATCTTGATAGCCGGAATTCCGCAAAGCGCAGGAACGCGCTGCGAAAGTAGATCTGCCTTGTGCTTGGTGAACGCGAGTTCCTCGCCCCAGCCCTCAGCTTCGATATGCCACGCCACCGGCTTTACCTCAGCAAGGAGCCTGTCGGCATCTTCGGTCATGGCGTCTCCTTCAGCGCGTATAGCGCCCTGTAGGGCAATGGGGGTAGGTCTTTGGACTGACGCGCTGCGGTGCGCTCGGAAGGGACGAAGCCGGCGGATTTGATCTTTGCCACCGGACGTGTTTTTATGCCGTTGTGCGCGTTGTATTGACGCTTGCCCTTGGCGATCGCCTTAACGTCCTTGTTGGTCTTTCCGTACTCGCCGCGGTGGCAGCATTCCTTGCCTAGAAGCTGGCCTTCTGCTATTGTGATTGGACGTTGCTTGTCCGCTTCAGGGCGGTTCGCCTCTGGAATTATGTGATCCACCTCGAAAGGCTTTGATCCTAGCACAAGCCCGCATCCTTCGCAGCAAATATTGCCTTTCGCATCCTTGCTGCGCTCAACTATTTGCTCACGTTGATTGCGGGTAAATTCACGCCTAGACATAGGACGGCCAAATCCCTTTAGTGGCATTGAAGTACGCTTGCGTGCGTTCTCGGTAAGTGACCTCTCCGCGCTGTTCAAAGTGCCGAATCCACGCACGGTACAAAGAAGCTTCATACTCATTCAATTTGATCAACGACATCTCACGCCCTCACCATGTCTATCAGCGCGCGCCAGAAGGAACGCTTTGCTTTACCTGCCTCGGGCGCGCTGACGTTCGCTTCAGATACGGCGCACATGCCTCTGACTTCACGACGAAGCTGCTCATGGCGGGCGACATAAATTTCTGGCTTTGCCGGCTTCCGCCTCGTATGCTGCTTTACTGAAACGTCTGTCATCTCTCGTTCCTTCGATATGTTGCCAGCGGAGCCCATCGGGGGTGCTTTGGAGGGGATCAGCTTGGACCCCGCTGGCTAGCCGGCTGGCGGGCCGGAAACTAAGCTGCTGTCCTCGTTCCAAACTTCAAATCTTCGGGATTGGTGAGGATGATCCCTTGCTCCGAAAAGTGCCGGTGGATCGCGTCGAGATAGGCTGTCTTCTGCCGCGTCGTCATGATCCTCGTTACGCCAAAATCAAACGGTTCCATCATCAGCCGGAGCTTCGATTGATAGTCGAGCGGCTTCACGATTGTGTCGTAGGCGGCGCGGAATGCTTCGTTCTCAGCACGCAAAATCGGCACCCCGAAAGTGAGCTTGCAATATCCGCGGATTTCCTCCGGCGTCTGGTCGCCGAGCTGCTGCGCGATTTCCATCACCCAAAGCCGCTGAAGTTTGTTCTGGTCGCTCGTGCGATGCTTCCCGTCCGTCGTGGTGACGGTGAATGGCAACGCCTTTTTCTCGAGAAAGCGGATCAGCATCTTCCTGTCATTATCCTTCTCTATGATGCGGTTGTTCGTTGCCATGGTTATGCTCCTCAGAACGGAATATCTTGGTCGTCATAGTCTGTCGGCATGGGCTGCCTTGTCTTCGTCGCCCGTTCCTGACGCGATGTCGCTTCATCCCGCTTAGGAGCGCTGCCCAGGAGCGTGATCGAGCTCGCCCGTACCTTCAGGTATGTCTTGCCATTGTCGGCGTTGTAGACGCTGAAATCGCCTGATGCCGCGACGCATGTTCCCTTGACGAGATGCTGTTCAAGGTTTTGTGCTCGCTTGCCGAATAGCGCCACGTCGAAGTAGATCGTGCTCTTGTCCTTGCCGTCGAAGTCATCGACTGCTACGGCGAACTGAAGGACAGCGTCGCCGCCGTTCGTGCGCTTCAGTTCTGCGTCCTTCGTGAGACGGCCGGCGATTGAAATTGTCTTCAATTTCATGCCCCTTCCATGGTATGCAACTGCCGGCCAGCGGAGTTGCGGATGTTCGTATTGCCGGGGAAATCGTTGTCCGCTTCTTCCTTCTCGCGCGCCTTGATGAGCTTGTCCTCATGCGCGTCGAACAGGTCTTTCAGCGCGTTCTTCCACGCCGCTGTCCAGCCGTTCACCTTGGGCCGGTAGTCTTCCTTGAGCTTTTCGAGCGCCACCAGGGAATGGCAGTCGAGGAGATCGTTTTCCAGTTCGCCGGAGACGCGCTCCCACTCGCCATCGCGCTTGAGCTGCGCCGAGGATTTGACTGGCTGGATATCCGTCTCACCAGTCGTTGGCATTTCATCTTCTGAATAGACAAGCCCGTGGATCCCGACAAGTTTGAGCACGACACGGTCCTTGGCCCGCTTTTCGGCCATCGCCCACGGATAGCTATTTTTATTGTTTTTCGGGCTCGCCTCGCCAGTCGCCCACTCGACACGATTGCCCATCTTGCCAGTGACAGACATCACGGCTATGCCGGCTGCTGTGTCCGCTTGAATGATCATCGGGTCGCACCATTCGACGTTTGCCTTCGTGGCGACGACTTCAAGCGCGGCGTGCTTACAAACCCATTGCTTGTTCTGCGGGATTTGCCAAAAGTCGTTGGTATCGAGATCATATTTCGCTCGCACCGCTTCGATGCGTGGGTCAAGCTTGCTCATTGCATTGCCGCCTTTCTATCGCGGAGATAACGGTGCCAAATCTCTCTGGCCTGACGAACGAAATAGTTCCGATGCTCGCGCTCGTTCGGATACTTGTCAGGTTCCATCATCCTGGCGTTTGAGAGATATGCTTGTGCCAAGTCGCGATTTTCACGCGCTGCCCGCATATCCATTTCGCGGATGAAGTCAATTTCCGCCGTGACTGGAGTAGGGTTGTGTTCGTGGATGCCCATGGTCACGTCCTCTCGATCTGGTAAGCGTGCTCTACCCTGGAGAGCCCCCAATAGGCGGCTCCGGTGATAAGGATGCCGATGACAAGGAAGGCGGCGAAATACTGCAGCAGACCAGCCTTTTGCTTGGCGGCGACCATATCCGCGGTGATTGCCTTTGCGGCTGCGGTGTAGGGCCGGTGAGCCCCGCAAGGTCTTTCGCAGTGGATGTCCAGGCAAGGCGCGAACAGTTGAGCACAGCCTTCCGGAACTGGCGGTGATGAAGCGCTATGGCCGGCGGCGAAGATGTCTAGGAGATCGTCACCCATTTCCGTTGCTCCCGAGAGCGGCCAATCGCTCTTCAAGCTCTTCCTCGGTCATCAGGCATTCGGCTAGGAAGTTCGCTTCGAACCGCTTGAGGAAGTCGTTGATGACGGTGATGCCAGAAAGACCGGTCGGGCCTACCAGCCGATTTTGCAGCAGGTCGTAGGCTTCCTTGAACTCGCGCAGCACTTTGATTTCGCGCCGCTGGCTTTCGTTCTCCGCCTTCAGCCGTTCGTTCTCTGCCTTTAGAGAGGAGAAAGAATTGACTGACTGGATGATCGTCTCGGCATATTTCCGAATATCTCCTGCGCTGAGGTATTTGCTTGGAGCAGGGAACTTGGCGACGTTGACGCCAACAGCCCCTCCATTTGGCCCCGTTGCCCAGAAAGCTAGCGCTATAGGCTCTCCATCTTCATCACGATAAATGTAGAGCGGCTTAACGATGCTATCGCTCATCTCACCCCTCCCTATGGTTAGGGGATGCGGAGGCGAGGGCGGCGGCAATCCGTTCAGCAGCCCGATATTGGCGCGTGACGCGATCCGGCACGTTCTGGCAGCAGCAGTAGTCATCAGAACCACGGCAGCCACAGCGAGCCGCTTGTGCATTCTGTTCGGCTATGGAAAGGATAGGTTCAGTTCGCATCGCGCTCATCCTCCCACCTGACTTCGCGTTCCCAATCTGGATCGGGACCGTCATCGAAATCGTGGTTTTCGAAGATGCTGACGGACCATTTTTGGTCTTCGTCCGCCGTCCAATCAAGCGACTGGCCACTCTCGTCCTTGACGCTTATGATCTCGACTTCGCCGCCTTCTGGCGGGTAGCATATTTCAGCCGGGCCACTGGAAACGCCTGGATCGTACGGTGTGATCGTGTATTCGACACAGACCTCAGTTCCGTCTTCGCGCTCGAAGTATGTCTCGTGGGTTCTGCTCATGGACATCACTTGCCCTCCTCTGCCTTAGAAAGCTCTTCGCGAATAGCGATGCGGCGTTCTGTCTTTTCGCGAAGGCGAACTCCGGCGGGGCATTTGCAGAAGCCGTAGAAGTCGCCGTGCATGTCGGTTACGTCGCCGAAGTCAAAACACAGGTCGCATGTCTTGTACCCGCGCCGCCGCTGTTCGGCCTTGATCGCCTCGCATTCCTTGTTGGCGAAATAGATGCGCTCGTCGCCCATGTCGCAGCTATCAATGAGGTGGTCATGACGTTCCATTGTGTCGTGTAGACGAATGACAAGTTCTTGATCGGAAAGGCGTGTGAGTTCTGACATCCCCGCCTCCCTACGCCGCCCGCGCATCGGAGCTGGAAGCGGCACGGAGGATAGGATCGCGAGCGTCTTCGGCGGCTTGGTCGCGAACGGTGATCGCGTCGGCAAATTCGTTGTCGACTTCATCGTTGATTGCGTTCTCGATGCCGTCGAGGTAAGCTTTGGCTTGCTCGTCGTGGAAATCCTTGGTGCAGACCTCGACCAGATCACGCAGGTTCCGGCCAAATTCGTTCACCAGCGCTTTGATTGCCTTCTGGTCGTCTTCCATGCCGTAGCTATGGAGAAACGCTTCCTTGGCCGTCGCTAGGGCATAGCCTATGCGGGTGAGATGGATCGTGCGGTCTGTGATGGTGGTCATCGTCGTGTCCTTGGTTCAGGCATCCAGAAGCCGGAAGCAGGCGAAGCGATGTTGCTGCAACTCCGACACCTGAGGATTTGTGATCGGCAGCATTTCCTTGAACAGGAGATGGCGCTGCGCGTCGGTATAGAGCTTCAATGCCGCAGATATCTCGCCGCGCTTGAAGAAGCTGTTGGCCTGCAATATCGTTTGTGCAAAGTGCATCACTTGCTCTCCGCTTTGGCCAGAACAGCCTTTGCAAAGGCAATGGTGCTTTCCTCAGGGTCGGCATCACATGCAGGATCATCTACAAGATCAATGATCTCGCGCAGCGCTTGCTCTGCCTTCTCTGCCCTTGAACAGGTATCCAAAAATTGAGAACGGAGCTTCGAGATTTCGTCCATACGGTTCGCAGCCATAGCAGCGGTTCCGTTGTCGCGCGGCAGGCTTGCAATGTCTCCGCCAGCCAGTATCTCTCGAATGGAGGAAATCTCTTTCTTGAGGGGATCAGAAATAGTCCCCACGCCATCCAGGATGCTTCTCACAGCAAACATAGCATAAGGAGCACCATTGAACTGATGCATACCTTCTGACAGCCACCATGACTGGACCATTGATAAGACGCGGTACGTATCGGCTAAACGGCTTTCCAACGATGTATCTCTACGGTTCCAAGCTTCAATAGCTTTTACCGATGCGCCTTTGTGATCCATGATCGGTGCCGTCTGGACACCACACTGGCTGCATCTAACCGTGACATTCTTGAATTTGTCCGGGTTGAAGAGATGAGCCTCACCGTTACAGAACGGGCAGAGTTTCAACATTTCTCGTCCTCTCTCTTGTCCGCTTACCGGCGGTAGGGGGATGGGGGTTAGGAGCGCTCGATCTCGCTCATAGTCGCCAGCGGCTTCACTTCCTTGAAAGCCTTGCGAAGATCATCGTGGAGCTCAGCGTTTTCGGCCCATATGGCCCTTACTCTCTCCAGAGCGCCCTTTTCCTGGCGGTTCTCTAACTCGCGCTGGTGCTTCGGCAGTTCGTAGTCCCAGCCGGCGCGGCTGTGGCTAATAGTTGCCAAGGCCCCCTTGAACATCTGGACTGCAAACGATGGGGTTGGCTTGTCAGGGCATGGGCCGCTGTAGCCGTGGAACTTGAACATCTGCTCGCCTTCCGGCATCGGATGACCGCACAGTTCGCAGACGGCTTGTTTGGTCGTTTCGGTTGCCATGTCTCATTCCTCTCTCGTTCTGGCCGCTTCGTGGTGATCCAGAGAAGCGGCGGGTGATAATTTGTTACCCGGTTGCGTCGTCGCTTCGTTCGAGAGCGGAGCTGGCGAATTTCCTTGCCTCGAACAACACATGAGCGAGGTAATCTTCGCGTGGTGCGTCGGCGTATGCCATCGACGGATTGTTGCCGTGGAAGCTCGTGGCTATCGTCTCAAGCGCTTCCCGAAGGCGTTGGTTTTCCGCCTGCAAAACGTCTATTGCGTCGATGTCAGCGGCTTCATGGCTGATCGACAATCCAATTGACGAGAGCATCGCTTCGAACGCATCTCGCGGTACCAAAACATGGTGCGGATGATGGCTTTCGCTCGTCTGGTAATCATCGGCCATGCGCTGCGCTGCGGCTGAAATATCGCTCGCAAAGTTACGTTCAGCGAGGATGGCGTTTGCCACGGCTGGTTCAGCTTTCAACCGATCCATGTAAATCTGGTCGCCCGTGCAGGTTACGGCGTCGAAAATCTCGTCGCAGACATTGCTGGCGATTTGGCGCACATCGTCGGGAATTATTTGTGGACGCAATTTGTAACGATTGCGCTCATTCATGATTGCTGTGGCGGCGATCAGGACTTGCACCTCATCATCGTAGAGACCGGCTTCAATCCCTCTCACGTAACTGTCAGAGCACCTTCCGGCGCAGGCTTTGCTAGCAGCCATCCGCGCGGCCCCGATGACATCGGCCGGGAACTTCGGCAATTCTGCTATGCCTTTAATGGCATTGAGCCTTTCTTCAATCTCGCGCTTGACGGCTAAGAGACGTTCAAATTCTCCAACCATCTCAGGACGCCTTCCGGAAATCGTTGCGCTCAGCGCGGCAAGCCTCGACCAGTTCAGGACGGGCGGCATAGATGCCCCAGAGCCTCGACTGATCGCCTTCACGCATGACGAAGCGATAAGCCTCGGCGTAGTGGTCGAAGGTGCGGGTTTCTGTCCTGGCGGCGTTGATGCACTTGAACATCATCTCGTCCTCTCGTTTCACCCGGGACCGCGGTTCGCTTCCTTGCGGGGCTCGTTCGTGGTCCGGTGAGAATTGTTGTATCGAATTTCGAAACGCTTTGCAATAGGCTGTAGCGGATTTCGATACAAAAATGTTGCGAAAAACGAAACGAAGGTCTATTACCTTCGGTATGGAAATCAAAAATCGAAAAGAGTTATCGCTGTCTGGAATGTTTTACCGGATGCGAGACAACTGGATCAGGCATGTGATTGGCCGTCCAAAGAAGGATTACTCGCCAGTCTCGAAACTGGTTGCAATCCGGATCGCCACAGCCATCAACCCGGAAACGCGCTCGTGGGTAATTTCCCAGGCGCGGATTGCTGCTGACCTTGAGGTCGGGGAACGGATTGTCAAACAGGCCGTTGCGCAGTTGAAGAAAGACGGCCTGATCAAGGTCAAGCGCGTCAAAGTCCCCGGAAAGGCGAAACTGTTCAACGCCTATGAAATTGTGCCGGTGGAATTGGCTGAACCTGTCTGACGTGCATGGTGGTGCACCTGTTAAGGTGCATGGGTATGCCCCCATAATAACGGTCAGTCTTAATAACGGAGAGTTATTATCTTTCTAGGTTCTTGCTCTGGAGAGTAGTAATTGGAAAGGGAAGATCATTCTCTCAGAACGGCGAATTCAACGCGCCCTAGAATGATCACCATGTCCCCGTCACCTGTCCCGTTTTCGACAGAAATAGCGGATTGGAACTCGGGCTGGTCTGATTCTGGCATCAACCAAAGCTTCCCGGCTGCATCGCTGACCAACAGCTTGACAGTATGCTCGCGTTCACCGCTCGATCGCCGCCGCTCGACGATGTATCGCTTCCCAGGGACAGGGCTTTCCATCGTCTCTTGCACGTCATTGAAGACTAGCACCGTCCCTTCAGGATATCGCTTGTTCATTGACAAGCCCCTAGCTTCGGCGCCGTAAAGGCGAAATTGCTTCAATGCTGGCACGTCAGGCACATAAACCGAATACTGTTCTTGCTCGTCCCACTCCCAAGTTTCGGCCCAGTCACCAGCCTGTACATGAGCAGCAACGACTACGCGACGAAGACCGGGTTCCGGCTCTTTGACCAGGCCTTGCGCGCCTCCGTCTGGAATAGGGTATCCTGTTGCTTTAGAGATGTCGAACATTTCCTCAGCTTTTAGTGTTCGCTCACCTGTGAGGATTTTGTTCAAGATTGACCGATTATCGGCCCAGCCGTGATCGCGCGCCAGAACGCGGGTGAGCTCCGCTTGGCTCATCCCCGAGTGTTTCAGCGCTTTCAGTACCCATTCTATCATGGAATCAGTCTGTAGCGATTTCGGACGCAAATTTCAGTTTCTAAATTCGATACGCCCTCTTGCGTTTTGTTTCGAAATTCGATACAAGAAGCTATGGAACCTGCAAACACAATCATCACCCGACTTGGCGGCCCGAGCGAAGTAGCTGCAATCACTGGCGCGCATCGGACCAGAGTTTCAAACTGGAAGCGTCCGAAGTCTGCGGGCGGTACAGGCGGGGTTATCCCCTTCAAGCACGTTCCTGCGCTGCTAGCCGCGGCGAAGGAAAAGGGCGTCGCCCTTGAAGTTTCTGACTTCCTCCCATGCGAACAGCCGACACCAGACGAAAGTTCGGAGGACGCGGCATGAGCGCTCCAATTTCCTGCCACATCTGCGGCTCGAACCTGTTGACGCCAGAGCGCATCGAAAAGGCGCTCGCCAACAAAGAGGCGATGATGGTCAGCGGAGAGCCAGTCGATTGCGTCGGTGAACTCGACGTCAATCCGGCAACTCTGCTCAAGAAAGTCGTGACTGCGGTCATCAATGGTGGTCAAGCGCATCTCCTCTGGGAATTTCCGGAACTGCTGCACTTCCTCGGATCGCGCATCCCATCGCGGAGCGAGTTGACGGGCCACACTGGAGTTGACCAGCGCATGTTCGAGGCCAAGGCAAAGTGGCCGAACGTCGACCGAGGGACGCTTTGATGCTGAACCTCTCCGCCTATCCCCAATGCGCCAAGCGCCTGCACTTCCAACATGTCAGACTGGACGAGACAGGCTTCAATGCCTTCTGGGCGGCGGCGTGCGTGGCGGATGAATTCAAGGACGAGGATTTGACCGAGTTCGGCGGCTTCGACTTCGACACGGTCACGGAAGAGAACGGATACCGCCAGCTTGGGCGACTTGAGCAGTTCATGGCCCATCGGCGCGTCGTGGCAAAGCAGAACGAGAATTCGCCGGCATTCGTCGCAAGGCAGAAGGCGCGAGCCGCAGTAGACAAGGCTTTGTTTGATCGCCTCAAGGCTTTCCTTGGAGCCTATGGCCTGAAGCCGAGCGCCATGCAGACAGACGATGATTACTGGCTGTGCGCAATGACGCTGTGGCCGTCGATCATGCGAGCTGACGGCGCGGGCTTGGGCTCGATACTCAGCCAGATCGACAAGATGACCAAAAAGGGACGCAGCCGGATCGCACGCGAGAATTACCACAAGGTTCCTCGCGAATTCCATGCGAACGGGAAGGGCGCCGCAGCATGACCCCTCAGTCCAACACCGAAACAAACCAATGGGAAGGCCGCTAAATGGAACGCGAGGTAAAAGTCACGCCCCAGATGGTCGAAATGGCAAAGGCATGGAATGAAATCCAACAGAAGGCCACAGGCGGTAATGTGATCTATCCAACGCTTCAGGAGGGTTTCACGGCTGACGTTTTTGATCCGTGGACAGGAAAGCCGGTAGACAAGCTCTCTGACCTTCTCCCGAGCCTTGCTGGCTTCCAGTGCGACGAATGCGGCGCCGAAGTCATCAATCGCTGCCTGCGCTGCGGTGCGCCTGTCTGCTGCCCGCGCTGTTGCTACGAAGCGAATGAGGTGGCCTGAATGGACCGGATAGCAACAGCGCAGCGCCTCCGCGAGGCAATCGATAATCCGCATATGGCGGAAAACCAGTCTGAACGCTTCAAGACGCTTCTCAGGGACGCAGCCCACGCTCTTTCCGAAGACGCTAAAAGCCCGATCACCATCAGCCTTGTCCGCGTGTTGCGGCACATGCCGGCAATCCCAGAAACGAAGGGGACGCGCTTCGAAGAGGACATGAACAAGTGGTGGCACGGCCTCGCGGCACCAGCAATCGACCGGGCTTTCAAAATGGGGGTTAGTGCCAAAGTCACCGCGAACTTCGACATGATGACCTACGACACGGAATTGGGAGCGTGGGTCGAGAGCGTCCCGTCCCCGTTTTATTGGGGCCTGTTTCCGTGGATATGGAAACGCCTCACCGGCTACCGCGACGCCTATGGCCGCAAGGCTCAACTGTTGAGCCCGTTCGAAGCGTGGGAGGACGATTGAATGACAGGGAAAACAACTCTCCTCCATCAGCAGGACGAGGTCACAATTGAGATTGATCCGGACGGAGGATTCACGCTCGGGCAATACAACCCGCAAACCGGTGAGACGGATGTGATCGGCGTGAACAGCAGGGTAATGGCGGTCATGTTCGCCAAAAGCCTCGTTTGGGCATTGGAAATCGGCTCGGAAGAATTCAATCGTCCGCAGCCTTCTAAGAGCGTGGAGGGATAAATGCTCGTCCATTACACAAGCAATCCTTCCCGAGACGGCGTCAACTGGTTTGTCTGGAACATGTACGGAACCGAGCATCCGGTCTTCGTTGGCTCTATGGAAGAGTGCGGCATGGTTGCTGATGCGTTGAACGCAAATCGCTCAAATGCTTGCGGTCTGCGGCATTCCTCCACCCCCACCAATCCCGATAATGGAGCGCAGGCATGAGCGACGTCGATGACGACATTGAGCGCCAATATGAGGAACGTCGCGCCGAACTGAAGCGGACCGGCGGACCGGCATTCCCCGCTGAGGGCGGCTCTGACAGCGGCCTTTACGCCGCTCCAGGCATGACACTGCGCGATTACTTCGCTGCAACGGTGTTGGCCGGCATCGGTACATGGACGCCAGTCGAACCCTACTTCACGCCAGACCTGAAATCTAAGGAAGCGTTGAAGGCAAGAGCTGAATGGGCCTATCGGCAAGCCGACTCCATGCTCAAGGCTAGGGAGGCATAAATGACCCCCGAACACCCCCTCCCAGAGGAAGTAGAGAAGGCTTACCGCCCGCGCGAGCTTAACGCCGCCGGCCAATGCTGCGGCCGCAAGCCGCTCGTTTACAAGCGAGACAGATATCTGTTCTGCACTCGCTGCTGTGCGGCATTCGACCTCGATGGCAAATGGCAGATGACTAACTGGGCGTGGAAGCGGGCCGGCGACCACTTCTACCCAAAATATCCTGAGAGCGAATACGTCACCGACTTTAGCCGCCATCTTGTCGTTTCTTCCGCTCTCGCTGCAAAAGCAGGGGAGGGCAACGGCCAATGATATACGCTCTCTGGGCATTTGTAATCCTCATTGGATCGGCATTCCTCTACCTTTCCGGCGCCTCAATGCTCGGCACGTTCCTGAAGCAACGCCGCGAGGCCGACGAGCAGGAAGCCCGCCGCATGCGCTGGCGAGCCGCTATGGCTGACGACGAGAGCACGTATGGAGCCGTCGAAGGTGATTACAACGCCGTCCTCCGTAGCAGAGCGGAAGACGCGCCATGACACCCGTTTTTGACCGCGGCCTGACTCCCCCGCTGGTCAACCGCCGCTCGACTGACCTTCCTCCCTGCTCGGTCGAGCGGCACCCATTCGAAGAGCAAGGCCTGTGCACCGTAAGAGAACTGGAAGCACTGCCTCGCCCAAGGAAACAAACGTCTCGCCCTCCTCGGCGAGGTTGGATGATGGATCGAGCACTACGGGCAAACGCTCTCCGTCATCCTCGGATTTGAAAGGCTGCATAGGGGTAAATCTCCATGTGGCGGACAAAGGAACAAACGACCGATCGATGATGCTTGGCGGCTGGAGCGATGCGGTCTGTGATTGAAATAAATGGTTGGGCGAGCGGGTTTCCTTTCTCAACCATCGCTGCCCGGCGGGGACAGGTTCAATCTGTCACAAAGGGCATAGGCAATCATGGGAAAGTCACCCGAGTATCTCGAACAGCGAATTCAACTAGGGCGAAAGAAGATGTCAGACGTAGCTCTCGCAAATGTATTCATCGAGGAAATCGGTGGAACGGTCAGCGTCAAGGGAATGCTGGCAACGGCCACAAAATTCCTCCGAGAGAATTTCCGGCATTCGGACGAGCCGGAGAAGCAATGGACCGAAAGGCGGCTTCGGTCCTGGTGGAACAAGGAATGCCGGAAGGTTGAATTCTGGCAAATGGTCGAACTGGCAACAGCGGCCGAAATGGCAAAACTCAAGAGGGAGGAAAGCCGTCGTGAGAGCACCGAACTACGTGCCCGTCTGGCTGCGCTGGATGCGAGGCTTACCGTTGTCGATCCGGAGTTTCATCGCGAGACGCTGGCGGCAATCCGCACACAAACACGCCGATAAAGCACACCGGCTTGCTGATTTAGCAGACTGGATCATGGAGGAAGACAATGAGTGAACCTCACCCGACCGCAGCAGAGATCGAGGCGGAAGCCAGACGTCACTATGAAAATGGCAGAAAGAAAGTAGGTGGCCGCCCGAAATGGGAAAACCTCAACATGAATGATCCATACGACATGGGCATGAGGCAACACGCAATCGAGGAAGCAAAGGCGTCTCTGCTTGGCCCTTTGTCAAAGGTTTAAGTTCCCCAGGCCGCGCCTTCGTAGTCTGCGCGGCCCAACTCAAAGCTCGGCCTGTAACAGGGCCGAGCCTCTTTCTCCCAAGACGCAGTACGGACTTCCACTTGACACATGCCGAACAAAGAAAGTTCCGAAAGGTTCCAAGGCGGATGACAGAAATGAACAATCGGATCTCAGCCAAGGAATACCGGCAAGGATTGGCAAAGCCGAAGCAATCGAAGTTTCGCAATCGGAAGGTTGTCGTTGATGGGCACCGTTTCGATAGCAAGCGCGAGTCCGAATACTACGGCCAACTGAAACAGCGCGAGAAGGCCGGAGAGGTCTACGAAGTCGAGATGCAGCGCCCCTTCGCCATCGTCATCAATGGCCAGCTTGTATGCACTTACAAGGCTGATTTCCATTTCTGGGACGCGGTAGCAAAACGCCGCCGTGTCGTGGATGTCAAGGGCTTTGCAACGCCGGAATTCAAACTCAAGGCGAAGCTCATGAAAGCCGTGCTTGGCCTAGAAGTCGAGGTCGTAAAATGATCTACGGTTCGGTCTGTTCCGGCATTGAGGCGGCAACACATGCTTGGCATCCGCTCGGCTGGTCGCCTGCATTCTTCAGCGAGATCGAGAAGTTTCCTTCTGCCGTGCTTGCGCACCACTACGGCAGCAACATGCCAGGCGAGGAACCGTCATTGAACGGCGTCCCGAACCTTGGCGACATGACCAAATTCGAGGAGTGGCCAGACTATGCAATTGACCTTCTTGTCGGAGGAACGCCCTGCCAGTCCTTCTCGGTCGCCGGCCTCCGCAAGGGATTGGATGACCCGCGTGGCAACCTCATGCTCACATTTGGTGCCATTGCTCAACGATATCGCCCCGCGTGGGTGGTCTGGGAAAACGTCCCCGGCGTCCTTTCGGACGATGGAGGACGAGGATTTGCAAGCCTTCTGGGATTGCTCTCCGGGCGGCGGATTGAAGTCCCTCACGACGGATGGCGGAATGCGGGAGTTGTCCCAGGCTACCAAGGCGCATACGGCCTCGCATGGCGAGTGCTTGACGCTCAATATATCCGAGTGGACGGATTTGGGCGGGCTGTCCCTCAGAGACGACGGCGTGTGTTCGTTGTCGGATATCTTGGAGACTGGCGACGTGCCGCAGCGGTATTACTTGAGCGCGAAGGCATGCGCGGGGATTCTCCGCCGCGCCGAGAAGCGTGGAAAGACGTTGCCCCCACAATTAGCTCGCGCCCTACAGGCGGTGGCGGACTCGGAACCGATTTCGATTTAGACGGTGGGTTGATCAGCAATGATGTTGCGCCAACGCTTAATGCTGCGTTCGGCCAGAAATTAGGTCTGGAGAACCAACATATCGATGGTGGCGCTGGGATGTTCGTTGCTCATACCCTTTTAGCTAAGGAGAACGATAGCCACGCTGCTGACCTTGACACCTATGTTGCACACAGCCTGAGAGGCGAAGGATTTGACGCCAGCGAGGACGGGACAGGGCGCGGCACTCCCATAGTACCAGTCACCGCGAAAACGCTCACACGAGGCGCAGAGAGCGCAGGGAGGGGCGGTTATGCAGGAAGGCGGCAGGAAGACGATGATAATCTTGTCGCCTATGCTCTGTCTTCAGGAATGCACGCCAGCGCTTCGCGCATGCCGCATGAGCAAGGGGCATTGCTCCCAATCAACATGCAGATCGCGACACGGCACGAAGCTTTAGGACGAGGGACTGGCTTCGGAATTGGTGATCACGGCGATCCGGCGTACACAATCACGAAAGAGCACCATCACGCCATAGCCATCCAAGAGCGAGCAGTGAGCGAAAACATCGAGGCTGGCCCACAGGGGGCCGGGTTCTCGGAAGACGGTTGCGCCTACACTTTAGAAGCCAGACATCATGTCCAGTCGGTTCAGGCAGGCTGGGCAGTCCGCCGCCTCACCCCAACTGAATGCCACCGCCTGCAAGGCTTCAGGGACGGCTTCTGCAACATCCCGTGGCGCGGCAAGCCTGAATCCCCCGATGGCCCTCAGTACAAAGCCTTGGGCAATTCCATGGCTGTCAATGTGATGAGGTGGATCGGGAGGCGTATCCAGATGGTTGAGGAGATCACCAAAGGCTTAGCAGCATAAACCATACCCCCTAGAGAGGTGAAGGTCTCCAGGGGCAAACGCATACCAACAGAAATGGCGGAAACGATCATGATCAAGCGACAAGAGCCCGAAGGATTCGCAACGTTCTGGGAAGATGTCTGGCGGCCGCACGCTCGGCATACAGACGGACGAGGGCAGGCCAGAGAGACATTCGCCAAGCACCTGAAAGGCGGCGCCGATCCGCAAGATATCATCGACGGGGCGAAATGGTTCTTCCGCACAATGAAGGAACGAGATCGGGATTACGTCCCTCTTGCATCTTCCTGGCTGAACCGCGGCGCCTATGAGGATTTCTGCGAGATGGAACGCGCTCACCAAGCCAAGATAGCCGAACGCGCTGCTCGTCAAGCAAGTGCGGAGCCTATCACAGAAGCCAAGGACGAAGCAATGCGCGCCCGTGTTCGCCAGCTTGCCGAAGAGGCGGCAAAGGGCATGAGGTCGCCGGCATGATCGACCACAAGGAACGTCAACTCTACAAGGCCATGCGCGAGAATAGAGAACTGCTTGTTTCAGACGTGACGAAGGAACAGGCGCAGGAATTGGCCCGCACTGGCAAGATCCCAGCTAAATCGGTTTGGCTTTGGGCTGTGCAAGCCGTCTATGGGCCGAAACGCCAAGAGAGCGGAGATAGACGGGAGGCGGCGGAATGACAGTCGAGCGCTATCAAAATCTCGACTGCGAAAGTCGCCGGCCGATCTTCATCCGTCATCCCATCATTGATCAGCAGATATTGACGATGCTGGCGGAAGGACGCACGCGCAAGAAAATCGCGATCGCATGCGGGATGTCACATCAATGGGTGAGCCTGCATATTTCCAGGATCAAGGAAGAATACGCAGCGATGACGGATGCACATCTCGTTGCGCAAGCCTTCCGCAGGGGTGTCCTACGATGATGCACGTCAAGCCTCAAACCGGCTCCTACGAAGCACAGTTGAGAGCAGAGCACCTTGCTCGACGCCAAAGGCTTATGGGCGCTCCACAGCCAAAAGCGTTGCCCAAGCCGGCGCCTAAAATGCCTCTGGTCAAGAAGGCTTTTTGTTATCGCGAAAAGCCTATGTGGAAACAGGTCACGATCACTTTCAGCGATCACGTTTACCGGTGGCAGTTCTATCAGGCATCTCAATCAGGAGCGCCAGTCCGAGACTTTATCGAGACGTGGTGCCGCCGCCAGCTTATCAACGTGACGGACGTGCTGGGTGAGAGCAGGGCAAAGCCAATCACCGCTTTCCGTCATAGGCTCATGTGGGAAGTTCGAAACGCCTTCCCCGCCTTAAGCCTGCCAGCGATAGCGCGGATTTTCGGACGAGATCATACGACAGTGTTGAGCGCAATCCGCAAGGTAGGGGCAGAGAGGAAATCACAATGACGACCTGCCCCAACTGCGGCTACCAGCACTCGACATCGCCATATGCGCCGGAACTGGCCTGCGTCCGCCTCAGTCAGCTTCAGCGCTCGGTCCTGTTGAGGCTCATGGACGCCAGAGGAGCATTGGTCTCGAATGACCAGATCGTTGATTCCGTCTACCGAGATCGTCCAGACGGCGGACCAGACAGTGCAAGGAACTGTGTGCAATCGAGCATAACGCGAATTCGCAAGAAGATCGATCAGCTCGGGTGGGAAGTCACATGGGAAAGGTTTTCCGGCTATCGGCTGGTGAGGAAAGCAGGAGGTGAGGAATGAAGGACGAATTGAGCGAGCTTTTGGTTAAGTTGAAAAATCTGGAAAGCCAGGATCGCGATGTTGACAAAGAGATTGCGTCAGTGTTCGGCAGCGTCAGCAAGAATGGCGTCCCACTGTGCGCCGGGTATGTTGGCATTGGCATGTTTACCGCTCATTTCGACGCGGCCGTTAATCTCGCCAAGGCGGCGCTCCCAGACATGAACTATTACGGAGTGGAGCACGAGCCTAAGACGGTTGAGGCTTTCGTCCAGCGCAATTTCTGCCCCAAGGAAGAGGCTTTGGCTTCTTTTGCTGAACATCCTACCAGTGATGCAATCGCCATGGTTATCGCGGTTGTGAAAGCGAAACTGGAGGGACGATAGCCCAACCGAAGCCAGGCTATCTGAAGCGCACGTCTCGACAACGGGCAATCTACAGAAGGCGGCGGCGGATGACAAGACGGAAGAGAAAGCAATCAGCGGCTAAGGCCAGTCCAATCATCCCCCAGATTGGAACAAGGCAATCCGACATCGTGCTTGATAGTGAGGTGGAAAACCCGCACTATGCTAGACAGCATGACGGGGAAGCTTGGAACCCACGCCTTATCACGGTGGCGGTCAACCGCAGGGAAAGCACATTCGTCAGCCTGAAGGCAAGGAAGACGTTGACGGACGAAAGCCAGATCAAGGCGGCCACCATGTTCCTACGCTTCTACGAGGATATGGGTGGCTCTGGAGTGAAGGCAATTGACTACGGAAACGAACCTGTTGACGGTGGTGGAACGCGCGATCCTATCAGTGACAAAATCGTCAATGCCGGCCTTAGGCTGAAGGAAGCAAGGGAGCATATAGGCGTTCGCCCGTACTTCTACGTCCAGAAGGTAATTGGGGAAGGATATACCCTGGCGCAACTCATGCCAAGCCAGCGAGGCAGGGAAATGGCGGGGCAATATCTCAGGGACGCACTGGACGAACTGGCCGCTCTCTGGGGTATCAACAGGCCATCAAGTTTCAAGAGGAAAAGCGCGTGAGAGATATTGCAATCACGCGTGATAGAAGTTATACCAAGGATAACATCGCGATTTGCGTCTTGCACGCGATTTTATTCCACGCCGAATGCCGCATGCTGACTACATTTCTGCTATGAACGTCACATGCAATTCTCGTCGGCGGGGTAGAGTTTGGGACTTGGAGTATGCCGGTTCAATTCCGGTCGGCTCTGGCGAACGGAGCCGTAGCTTATACTGCAATAAGAGCGCCAAGTAACAGCCGCTGCTGGACGGATAGGTTTCTAGAGCCTTGAAGGAACTCGTCGGCTCCCAAAGCCATACAGCGGCCCAGCGGATCGGAACATCTCGATCGATGGCTAAGGTGATAACGCCGCTGAACGAAGTTGTCATCCGCCCTTTGGATGACGGGGTGCGCAGCTCTTAGCCGTTTAACCGGTACTGCGAAGTCGTCGGATGCATACGGCGCAGCGTAAAATTGGCTTTATGTCCTATGGGCGTAAGATTCGCCTCGGCCGCGCCTCATGGCGGTATATGAGGCAACAGTTTCGCCCGAAAGGGCAGCATGTATCCGGATGTCGCCAGTTCGAATCTGGCCTTCATGTTTGACGTGAAGTAGGGCAGAGGTCAGCCTACCGGACCCCTCTGCTTGCCGAGGTGGGTAGAGGACTATTCGCCCTCATGGGCAAAGCAGATCAGTGCCGTCGAGGAGGCTAGTGCGCGCTAAGCCAATGATCCGATGGGATAGGCATCAACAGCGACTAACCCGCTCTGCCATGTAGGAGGTGGTCGCCGGCACTGACTTTCGCCCGCAGAGGCAAACAGGACGATGATGGACTTCCGCCGCTCTGAGATGCAGGCGGGATCACATTGACTTCCATCTCCGGCTCTCGCCGGCCAAGCGGCTCAGCGGTCGTCCTGACATCCATCCCCACGAGAGAAGGCGCAGGCCGGATATGAACAA